CCGCCCAATCCTTTTCCTGATCTGTTGCGTTTGCAGATAGTTTAGGTGGGTTAAGTACTTCGTTAAGTTCGTTGATTTCAGGCAAGTAACACTCTTTTAATTTTCTTGCATGAGCCTGTGTTACTTTAAATTCATAAAAATGTTTTTTAAAGTCAAAGCCTTTAGGGTTAAACTTCAAAGGATCATCAGACCATTCATCTAACCAACCTTGTGGCTTCTCGTCCATTATACACATCTGTGCCCATATACGTTCTTGTATAGTAGGCTGGTGTGCTTTTTTCTTTTTTTCTATTTCTGCTTTTGCTTCTGCTTCTTCAGTGGCAAATGCTTGTGCTTTGAATTGTAGTTCTCCAAGCCAAACGTCAATGCTAACATTCATTGGTTTAGGAGTACCCATTGTGCCTGGTAAACTTTCCCAATACTTATTGTATTCTTCATTGATGTTAGGTTTACCTAACTGTAACATTCTACACATTGCACCGAGTGTACTGTTAAAGCGATTCTCAGGAACCTTTTTAAAACTATCTACATGCTGTCGCCACTTATCGCTCTTGTCCATGTATTCAAGAGTCCAACGTTTAAAGTCTGCTCCTTTACATTCCAGTCGATAGTAGTCTAATGCTTTGTTTGTTCTTCTGCCGAAGTTCTCTGGAGTACAGTCCTTTAGTTCTTCTTCCGTCCACAACACCTCACCTGTAACACTCTTTTGTCGACGAACAGGTTTCTTCCTTCTCGATGTTTTTCCTTTTAGGGCGGTCAATGCCATTTGTAAATCTCCTCACGTTTTGTATATTATATAGTCTAATAATTAAAAGTCAAGCAAAAATGGCTTATAACTATTCTTGTTCGGTGTTTACTGTACCACCTTCGGCTCTAAACAGTCTTCGTAAAAACCATTTATGTTGTAGATAATAATCTTGTAAAGTGTAATCAACTTGGCGTTGTTCCCATTCCATAATCTCATCTTTGTGCTTCATCCAAATCTCTTGGACAAAGGATTTCCAATTACTGATTCGGGGTGCTGTAGAGATGTCGGGCCAGACAGTTTCGTCTACTCTCATATGACTACTCTGATGTAAGGCTAACTAATGGATCGCTATAAAACGAATCGTGGTAGTCACCGTTCTTTTGGAAGTTACGTACTGAAGTTTCTTTGATAAACATACCATCTTTCTTTGTGTATGTGGTATACTCTGATCTTATCATACCTTCAGTGTCACGTTCAACATGTTGCTTCATTGGACCTTCTTTCATTATACTATCTCCTCTACAATTCCAAGTACTTCAGCAAGGAATAACATTACACCTGATAACATCATTAAGAACCCTACTTCAGTTATAAAAAAATCTGTATACATCAGTTCACCTGTCCACAAGTTATATCCTGCCCAGGCAAGTAAACCTGATGCTACAAATCTAAAAATACTTTTTACAATACTGACCGCAAAGTGACCATCACCCGGATCTTTGTTTGCTATTTTCATACTTACTCCTATTCGTGTTCCCCACCAGGATCATTTGGATCCAATGGCACCTTATGTGCAATACCATTCTTGTCACGATAGATAGTATAGTTTCTACCTCTACCATGTGAATGATACCCATTCTTAAACTTAAATGCACCTGGGTTGGTTTCTGCAACTTTAAATGTAGCAACAGTAATAACAACTGCGGCAACAAAAATTACGTGTCCAATGGCACTATACATAAATGCCGTAATACTATTAATAACCATAATAGCAAATACACTTGACCACATGAATGCTAAAATCTGCATAACCATGTGTCTAACCATCAAGTCGGGAATGTTCTTCAACGGATTGTGTTCTGCATCCATAACACTATTCCAACTCTGTACTACAAACTGTCTCATGCTTTTTCTCCTTTATACTCACGAAACGACTTAAATCTTGGAAAACGTAAACTATACGTTTCCGAGTCTTGCGACTGTGTTCGAGCATCTGCTCTAATTTCAATTAACTGACCAATGAGACTATCACGTGCAGTCCAGTACTCATCACGTTGACTATCAGTGAAGCCGCTCCCACAGTTAAGGTGATAATTGTATCCATCATCTTCTCCTTCTACTATTACGGCACCTAATCTTCCTGCATTACGTCCAGTACCTTCCTCGACGTCAACGACTTTTAGTGTAATCTCAATAAATGGTTTTGCCTTTAACCAAGCATGTGTTCGCTTACATTCGTAGGGTGCGTCAATGTCTTTGATCATTACACCTTCATAACCACCGTCTACGGCCGTCTTATTAAGCTCTACAAAGCGTTCTTGGCCTTCGGGAGTGTCTAAGTCTACATCTTCCCACTCAAGTGCTTGTACGTGCTTTAAAACGTCCTGGTTGCTTTCTACCCAATGTTTAGTAATTGCACTTCTTGTTGACTGTGGTTTGTCCCAACCACCTTGTTTGAAATCGGATAATGGAATAGTATCAAACAAATGCAATACTGCATCTTTGGCTGTACCACCACTCTTTCTATGTACCTGTTTCATTAAGTCTTGGAAGTTAGCACTCATTACCTCACCGTCTAACACAAGGTCATATGGTGCAGGCTTATCTTTGAGTACTGTTTTAATTTCTTCAATGATGTGATCAAAGTTATGAAACTGCTTACCATTACGACTAAACATTTCTACTTTGTCACCTTGTATAATTGTAATAACTCTTACGCCATCAAGTTTAACTTCAATTTGTTTCTTACCTGACATCTTCTTTTCATGATTGGCAGAGTCGTGTGCTAATGCACAAGTGAATGTAGGGATAACATATTTTGTTTCACCCTTCATGTTAAATCTTTTAGCAACTTTGTTTACTGTCTTTTCACTTACTCCACAACGTAAATCTTTAATAAGGATCCTACGATAAAAACCATTCCACTGATCTGCCGTTGCTGAACTCATTACAAGTTCGATAGCATCACGTGCCGCATGTCCTGTAAGTTCTCTTGCAATTAGTTTATCTGCAAGTTCTTTGAATACTGGCCAAGCACAACCTTGTGCTGATAGCACTTCATTCTCTGCTTTTTCTGGAACTTGTTTAACGCCAAATGTTACAAGTGGGTCAAGTGCCATTGTTACACCTTCGAAGAACTCATCAAGTCCTTCACCCATAGCACTGAATACGATAGTTTCTTTGTCTAACCTACCGTTGTGCTGTTCAAGTTTGTAAATTACGTCCTGTGGTTGTGTTCTCATGTTTTTCATATTTGCCTCTTATTGCCTAATTATGTTACTATTATACGATCTAAATACCAAAAAGTCAACCTCTTTTTAATCCAAATCCAAATAACTTAATCCTTTTCATTTTCTTTGATACGTTCAATAAGATCTAATATTTCTTCTAACAAGTTGTTGTCCTGATCTTTTTCAGTATCCAATTCAACTTCTAATTTAATTTTCATGTTTTACCTTTGTCTACCCATTCCTTAAATTCAATTTTAAACTCATCCGCTTTCTCTTGTGTTTCAAAATGATAAGAGTGCGAATATACGTATGTCCATGTGTCCATACCCCATTCCCAACGTTGCATGTTACGTCTACACCAATCTTTACATTGTATATGTAGATCACTGTGTACGTCAACAGTTACACCAGGCTTCCATCTAAGTTTGTATTCAAACAATTCTTGTGGAGTCATTTTTGATTTATCCATTATACTGCTCTTATCCATCTTATACCGATGTACAGTATCAAACTTACAATTACCATTAACGCAGGCGATTCTGTAGTAATGCCAGCAATAATTGTTCCGACTATAGATACAAAGAATGCTACTTTGTCTGTTTTATCATCTTCTGGATGCATATCAATATACTTGTCTTTCCACATAGGGTCGTCCTTAACTGTTATTATATTTAATATACAGTCAAAGTATACAGTTGTCAACCGGAATTAGTTCAATTATTGGTAAGGGTCAATATCCAAATACTTACCCCATTCGGAATAGTAATGGCGCATACCTACTTCATCATGGATAGTTCCATTTTCATGTCTACCATGTAGTATGCGTCTATTCTCTGTTCCTTCACGCATTGTAGTACCTTGCCCAGCAACTCCGATTAGATCCTCGTGGAGGTTGCGACCAAATGGTCCCCATATACTGTTATGATGTTTGATTCGTGTCAAACGTTCTTCTTTAGTATCTTTTTTTAGTCCGTATCCCCTAAACTCAATCAGTACACGGTTAGGACCTAATGGAGTTACTGAGTCACTGCGATATGCACTTCCACGTAGATTAAAATTGAATCCAGGAAACAAGTCTACCATATACCATTGGTTGGGCGGTAGGTTAGGAAAGGACAGTTCGCCTCTATCTTCGAAGCCGTCATACTCCTCATAGTTTACTGTGAAACTGCTTACGTTTACATGCCCGTTATCAAACGGTATATTCTTACGTGCAAAGTATTCATCGTTGAATCCACTTACACGATTAAAGTAGTGCATGAAGTCATGATAAAATTCACTGTTGGTATCATGCCATAGTTTGTAGTTTGTATCTATGATTGCTTTGTGGTAATGGAACACTTCCATTTCTTCTGTGTCAATAGCATCAGCAATGCAATCAAATGCACCTGCTGTCCATTGTTCTACACTCTGCGTAGGATTAGGATCAAGTGTTACCCATACCATACCTCCGTGCTTTACTTCGCTGTGTAGTTGTGGCTCAACTGTTACAATAGGTGCTTCGAGTGTACCAGCAGGACCGTTTATACCGTAGTTACGATATGCTCTAACACCGTTGCCTGTATTATATGCAATAACATCAACGCCTGCTATCTGTGTTGTTCGGTAGTCTAATTCGTTATACATCTCTGAGATGTGACACATAGGTACCCATACTTTACTAAAGATACGTTCTTGCTCTTGTGCAAATATTTCTGGGTTGTTATATGCTGAACTGCTGATTGATTCTACGTTTGGTTGTGCTAACCAACTCTTATGATTACGTGGTGGCATGTTTTCTCCTTATGCTATATTTAAATTATTATAGCACAGAAAAATGCCTAAGTCTAATAGGCTGTGTCTATTACTTAATAGTCTTTTGGCGCACCCGACAGGACTCGAACCTATTACCTTATGTTCCGCAAACATACGCTCTATCCAGATGAGCTACGGGTGCAGTCGAATTACATCAAAGATGATTGAATAAAGTTTGAAACTTTTTCAACTGCTTCTGATATACTCTGGCCATTTTCTGCCAACTGTGCTTTACCTTGTTCCCAACTATTCTTTTGGTACTCGATAATGCTTTCCTTCTCAGCAACTAACCAGTTTTTTATATTTTCCATAACATCTCCTTTGTTATGAATAGTATATAAGATCGCACCCGTATTGTCAAGTATTATTTTGGTTACTTGTTATCATGGTTAATCGATATATGTTTCAAAACTTTACCAGAATTTGGTCCAGTTGTAACAGTATACCCAGTCGTACCATTTCCATACACGTTTACTTCGCTACGAGTTTTCATAAGGATTTTCTCCTTGCGTTCTCTCATTTTTTGCTCACGGTATGATTTAAGTAGGTAATCGTATCTGTTCATTACACTCTCCTTTTTACAGTTAAGTGCGTTCCTTCGGCTTTGCGCCTACTTCCGGCCTTTTTTCGGCTGAACGTTGTATATCTATTTAGTCTTAGTCTGGTAGTCTTTTATTGCTGATTTGATTGCATCTTCGGCAAGTACACTGCAATGTATCTTAACTGGCGGTAAAGCAAGTTCTTCTACAATGTCCATATTCTTAACTGCTGATGCTTGATCTAATGTCATTCCTTTTACCATTTCAGTTACTAAACTTGAACTTGCTATTGCACTACCGCAACCGTAAGTTTTGAATTTAGCATCTACAATAACATTATCTTCAACCTGGATTTGTAATTTCATTACATCACCACATGCAGGAGCACCTACCATACCTGTTCCTATGTTTTGCTGTTTTGGATTGAAAGAACCTACGTTGCGTGGATTTTCGTAATGGTCAAGTACTTTTTCGGAGTATGCCATAATAGTCTCTGTAGTTTAACTACATTTATTTAGTAGAGTAGTTTTAAGAAGTCAAAAAAATAGGCGACACAAAGGCCGCCTATTTAAGAAAATAACAAATGCTATTAGTTGTCTAATAGACCTTTTGCCATTGCTTTGTAACCAGCACCGATAACCGCTTTAGGAGCCTTAGTTCCCATTACGTATCTTGATACTTTCGTACCTCTGCTGTTTTTTCTTGTGTTCAAGAACACTGGGTGTCCAGCAAATCTTAAAGATTGTACAACCGCTTGTGGATTGCCAGCCTTATATCTGTTCTTGATGTCTGCACTTGTAAGTGCTTTACCGTCTTGGAGTGCAGTAAGTACTCTTTCTTGAATTGTAGTTTTAGTCATTATAACTTCTCCTATATATAATTAAAGTTTACTCAAGTTGCGGTAAAGATACTATCTCTACCAACTATTACATTATACACTAATTTGTCAACAAAGTCAAACACTAATGTAACCAAAAGTTGTATAGGTCACCCAAAGAACACTGCCGAACAGTGTCTTTTGTTCTTTCTTAGTCGTTGAAAGTAATTTTGTCATTGCTTACGACCTTAGTTGTAAATGTAATCATATTCACAGCATGATCCAATTTATTTGGTGTAATGTGTCTTGCCAAATGTGCAGGAGTTATAATTAATCGACCTTTGTCGATAATAAACTTCTCGCTTGGTGCTGTGTATAGACTCAGTGATTTCTCTACTGGAGTCGATATTGGATTGTTAAAAGGTGCTTCAACAATCAAATCAATACTTTCCTTCTGTGCAGTTGGAAAGTAATGACCAATAAACAGACTGTTATCAAATGATTTTGAATCAACACCTTTACCAGACTCAATATTTTCATAATATGAATCTGCTACTTCGTGATACTCAACACTATACTCGTTTGTGTATGATTTGATACAGTCGTTAATTGATTTCTTTAGTAAAGGCAATGTATCTAATACATTTTCTTCTACACTGTCTTTGTTAATTAAGTCAAAAACTTTTGGCTCTTCTGCCGGGTGATACCCTGTTAAATCAAACATACCTACACAAGTAGGAAAGATGCTAAAAAATTCACTCGGGTGTAATGTGTCTGTTTGATGATGCATTATTCTACCGCCACTGCTTCTGAACTCATTGCACTCATTTCTATGTTGTCTGATTGCATGTTTGCCTGTTGTTCTTTGACCTCTTTCAAGTAAGTCAACATTTTTTCTGGAGTAGTTTCAATGTATGGATCAGCATCTGAACCTTCATTATTGATTCCAGGCTCTTGCCACCATGCTTCAACAACACCATCGTTGACAACTGTCATGTAACGCCAACTTCTATTTCCAAAACCTCTATGGTTCTTACCAATAAGCATACCCATGTAACGTGTAAAGTTTCCGCTACCATCTGGAATAACTTTTACATTATTAACTTTGAGTATTTCAGCCCATGCATTCATTACAAATGTGTCATTAACTGAACAACAGTATACTTCGTCAATACCTAACGATTTGATAGTATTGTAGTTTTCTTCAAAACTTGGTAATTGTGTTGATGTACATGTTGGTGTAAACGCACCTGGTAAACTAAACAACACAACACGTCTACCTTTGAAGTAATCGTCTGTTGTCATTGTTGTCCACATACCTTCGTCAAAACTACAACCGTCGTCTAAGACTGAGTCGCCAGTTCTAACTTGGAACGTTGTATTTGGGATTTTAAATCCTTTAATCATTTTGTCTCCTCGTAGTTAAAATGGTGCCGATTCACAGATTCGAACTGCGGACCTACTGATTACAAATCAGTTGCTCTACCAACTGAGCTAAACCGGCTGATACATTTAATTATCAGCAGTTACAGGTACAGGACCTACTTCTTGGACCCTGTCGTAACGAAAACTGCGCCAACCCTTGGCATTTATGTCCCAAACTGTTACAGTTCCTTCTTTGCCAGGCTTGTCAGTTTTTGGTTTATTCTCTTCTGGAATAATATCGTAGGACTTTGTACAATCCATTATTCTTTTGTCGCCATCCAATTTTAAAAATGTTACTTGTAGCACTTCTTTGCGAAGTTGTTCGTTTAGTACTTCAACAGTTGGAATGCCTTTCATGTCTGCAATTTCTTTTTTAATATCCACGAATAACTCCATTAAGCCAATTTTGTCCACATGACTCAGCATAGGGTTTACTATGCCCTGCCATTGATCTACTTTCAACCAATTTGCCATGCTCATACATCTTAACAATGTATTCCTTTTGTTCTACAATCTCAAAAGTTCTTGAGTGTAATGCTTGTTGATCAAACACCCCTTTTAACTTCTTAGCCATTTTACTTTTATTTCCTGTTGCCATATTATCTTCTCCCTTCCTATAATAACTCGAACCAGTACTCAGCGATACGTTTGTGTGTCTTAGGCCCAGGGTGCTGATGGTCCCGAGCATGATCCGTTTCTACTATCTTTGGATCAATGTTTGCAAATACACCTTCTGGCATAACTTGCTCGATAATATTGTTAGTTGCTCTGCTCCAACTCCATATACTTAGAGTTTTATCTATAGCAATGTCGTTAATCCAGTTTAGGTAATTGATAGTCCTATTAGTTTCTAATAGTTCGTTGTTACTTTTAAAATAATCTACGTGTTTGCTATTGTTAGGATCTAATCCTGGACCAGGTATTAAATTTGTGTGTTGCCAAAGTGGGTGATTATACTCTGGCCAACAAAACCTTCCATGGTCTGGTAATAGCATTAGTGCAAAATCAAAATCCACAACACGTTTTGCTACAGTATAGCATTTAGCAATGTTCTCTATGCTACTGCCTACCATACCAAAGTTTAGCAATGAGTAACTCGGATACATTTTATTAAGGTGTTGTACAAATGTATCTTGCTCATCTACACCTACACCAAATGTACAACTGTCGCCAAATATTGCTATACGTGTTTTTCTACTTATATCAAGATTCCAAGTGCCTCTAAAGCCGTACTCGTTAATGTTGTAAGTAGTGCCTATTGGATCTACTTCCCATTCCTTGCTATCTTTAAATGGTCCGCATGTAAACGACTGTTTAGGTTTGTACTCCGGACAAGTTAACATATACTCATGAAACTTCACAAGGTCGTGCTTGTTATTCATCAATGCTGGACTTAATTGTGATAGGTTGTCTATGCCGTCCATAGTATGCTACCAGAGTTGTTTTGTTTTACTTCTTGTACGAATTGGTCTGGACTTGGTTCGTAATACTTTTCATCATACTCTTTAGGCTTATCAACAAAGTCTGTGTGTGGGTTGCCACACAATACAAATGGACCTTTTTGAATATCTAACTTAATGCCTAATGTTTTATCCTTAGGTATATGAAATCCTAATTGACACCAATGATTAAAGTTATCACTGCCACGTCCTGGATTGTTGTTTACAAATTCTGTATCTTCACTGTATGCCTTCCAATGGAATACCATAAAGTTGTGTCCTTCTGGTCTTGGAACTTCCATGATAAATCTTAGGTCGTCTTCTTTAGGATAGTTCTTTAGATCAAGACTAAACATAAGTGTTTCATTGTCTACAGGATGATCGTCAATACGTGTAGGACGTAATCCTGGTAATGGATATAGCATACCCATCTTTAGGTTAACAGGAAACTGTTCAATGTAACGTTTTTCTTTTTCAACTTCTTCTAAGAACAATGTACTTTGATACAGGTTAATCTTATCTGGAATAGCAACGCAACCTTGTTGTCTTGCAATCAAGTCGCTATAGATACGTGTAAAGTTTCTTTCAATACCAATGTCGCCAAGTGTTTCACTAATAACTAAATCAAAGTAATTTGATGGAGCCTCGTTAACATCTGCGATTATTCTATAGTTTGTAACGTTGTTTAGTTTGCATAGTTCTTCAATGGTTCCATGTAAACTTGTTTGGTTCTCACAGAACCATACTTCTTTTGCACCCTGTAATGACGCATAGATACCAAGCAATCCTGTGCCTGCTCCAAAGTCAATTACAGTTTTACCTTCTGCATGTTTTTTAATTCTACTAAAGAAACCTTGACAACGTGCATGATCTTTAATCATACACATATGACTGGCATGATCAGCAAACTCGTGATCAAATAAAGCAAAGGTATGGTCGCAAAATTTATCCACGATTAGCGATTACCGTATCTGCAAGTCCGTAATCAACTGCTTCTTGGGCACTCATAAAGTTATCTCTATCCATGTCTGCTTCAAGTGTAGCATAATCTTTGCCTGTGTGCTTTTCATACAGTTTAGTCAATGTTTCTTTCCAATACTGTAATTCTTTGTATTGAATCTCAACATCACTTGCTTGTCCTTGTGTTCCACCTAATGGTTGGTGTATCATGTGTCTTGCATGTGGTAAGATTTTACGTTTGCCTGGCTCACCTGCCATTGCAAGGAAACTTCCCATACTTGCCGCTTGACCCATTACAATAGTATTCACTGGCGAATTGATAAACTGCATTGTGTCATAGATAGACATACCTGCGGTTACACTACCACCTGGACTATTAATATAAAAGTTAATTGGTTTCTTTGGATTTTCACTTTCCAAGAAAAGCATTTGTGATACAATTAAACTTGCAGACGTACTGTTTACATCTGTGTCTAACATTATAATACGATCTTTTAGTAGACGACTGTAAATATCATAACTACGTTCGCCACGTTGTTCTTTCTCAATTACTACTGGTACTAAATTAGGCATATCGCCCCTCCTTCGTTCTGTATACTTCTTTCGGGCCTGGTGTTGTAAACTCATAGCCAAATGCGTTACCAATGTATATACTTCTACCATTCCATTTCATATGGATTTTATTTGTAGCCATAAACACATTCATCGATTCTTTTTCTCTAAAGTTGTCTACTTCTGCTTCAACTACTTTATCGTTATCTGTACAAGTTACCATACAAGTCTTTTCGTAAACACTATTCGCCATTGCTTATCCTTTTTTTAATTGTTATATATTCTAACATATCCCATACTATAAAGTAAAGAAAAAATGTTGCCAAACTGCCAAACCACCCGCCAAAAAAGTACACGGGTATCAAGTAAAAGAAGATAACAAATTTATACAAGTATCCTCTTACCATTCTCTTAGGAACGTAATGCATAGGCCATTGTCCAATATTTTCTATTGGTGGCTTCTTTCTAAAATCTTCGTATTCCCAGTTCATAGTGTATATTCAAAATTTTGTGTTTGATGATGTATGGCTACTTGTTTAGCACCATTCTTAATATGAAAGTGTGTTGCCATAGGATTTAACGGACTTAATGTTACTACTCTTTTTATACCGTTCTTCTTTGCGAATTCTAAAACTTTTTTAATGATCTCTTTACCTGCTCCACGTTTGCGACTCCATACAGTGTATGCAATAGCAATATTCTTTTCGTCTTTCAAGTGTGCAAGTTCGCTCATTAGATCTAATTCTTTTACATTGTGCGGAACATCATTTGTAAATGCAATACAAATAATTCCTTCAATTTCATTTTCATATTTTAAACCGTAAATCTTACGACCTTTACTAATACGCCAGCCAAGTGTTAGTTCGGGTCTAACAGGATCTTCACTTACATCGATATCATCGAGCTCAACAAGTTCAGTACCTTTTACCCATCTAAAAAATTCTTCGCTTTTGTCCTTGAACAACTTCATACTTTATTCCTTTTTATAATCTTTAATACTTTTTGACGCATACGTGCATTGTCAAAGTATTCATATGCTTTATGTAAAGGTGTAGGTGGAAGTTGATTCTTTAGTGTAATACAAGAGTTAATAGGACTATGAAAGCCTAACTGATCTAACTCATGCGAGTCAAACTCAACAAGATTAATTTTTTCATCTGTGTTGAACTTAACATACATTAAAGGATCTCCTTCATTAATGCTAATACGTGTTGCATCAGGTTTCTTTTGGAACAATGGGCGTACACCTGGACGAAACCATCTGCCAATATCATAACTGCCACACAATGGATTAACTGATTCTGTATATCCGTTGTTGTGATAATACGGTGGTAAGTTTGTAGCCATTAATGGCTTGTCTGCAAAAAATATGTAACCAAAGCCAAGTTGGTGAATACCGTTCTTGCCTTGTGGGTCTCCAAAGAATATTGCTCCGAACTCTGGATCTTGTCTGTGTATTTTTAGTTGACCGTTATCGTTGTATTCAAGTTCAACTGTTACAGGAGATTTGATAACAACTGTTTTAGTCATCTCTTCTACCATACCAGGACAATGCAATAATGATGGTCCAAGCCATTCTTTGTAATCTATGTTCTTGTGTAAGAACTCCGGCTCTTGAAATCGTAGTGGACTAATGAAATGTCTTTCACCACTACCTGGAGCAATCGCTCTTGTCCAATATACATTAACGGTCATAATCGTTAAACCACATTTTATAAGGTTGCCCTTGTTTGCTGTCTTTTCTTACAAAGCCAAACTGACCAATGTTGAAACTTAATGTAACTCTTTCAACATCACTCTTGAAAGGATATACTGCATGTCGCATAGCACCTGGAAAGAAAATACAATCACCTGTTGTTGGTGTATAGTTTATTCCACTGCTCTGCCATATGTCATCAATCAAACCACCAGTGAATGTAATGTCGCCTGGTACTGGTTGATTAGTATATTCTTTTGCCTTGTCTTTTTCTTCTTTAATTACTTCAGGTATATCAATATACAAACTTGCACTAATTAAACTGTTAGGGTGTGTATGCATTGGATTAAACTCACCTGCTTTAGTTACGTTAACCCAAGGATAACCTAATAGTTCTATTGCAAGATCATGTTCGTCCTCTGATGGCATTTCATCAAGATTGCTTACTTGTAGTCCACTGCGAATATAATTGTTACAGTGTTCTGCCATTATGGTGATAAACCTGTTTTGTTCTTCTGGAGTTCCTATACTTTTTAAGTCGTACTGTCCAGCAATGTTGCCACTTAGGCTTTGACCCATTGGATCGCTCTTAGCCTGTGCTTCTTTAGATAGTTTTTGTAAAAACGCTAAATCGTCATCTGTGAACTTTCCAATATAGAGGCTTGGTCCAAAAGGTTTACGTATTTCGTATCCTTTAGATTCCTCAGTCCAACCGTGACCGTTATACTTAAATTGTCTATCTATTGTTTTCGGCAATTCTTTGTTCCTTCTTACGTCTTGCAATACCACGCTTCTTTGCTTCACGTCTTTTTTCACTTGGCTTCATGTAGTGTTGTCTTTCTCTTAACTCTTCCATGATTCCGTTTTTCTTCATTTTACGTTTCATAAGCCTTAGGGCCTTTTCAACGTTGTTATTTCTTACGATTATTTCCATTTAACTCCTTTAGGTTAGTGTAGTGTTCTGCTTATATCCTCGTCCTCTGTTAAGTCTACACCAAAATACTTGTAACAGATTTCGATTATTGATTCTGGCACTGTATGTTCCTCTTTGCCTTCTGGAATAAACAGGCCTTTCAACTCCCCGTCCGGACCAAAGATTAGACCCCAATCTCCGTCCTCTAAACTATCTTCGAATATTACTAAGTCTGCAGGATCTACTTTCTTAGACATATAGTTCTCCTCTTCGATGTGTTTGTACTGCATTTACTTAACCGAATCTAACATAGTTTAATTGTGTTTCTGGTAACTTTGTAATAAAGTTTTCGCCGTGTCTTTTTACTTTAGCCTTAACTTTAATTACATCTTTTTCCTTAGGTAGTACAGCCTCAGGTTTAAACTCTTTAAAAAATGAAACAAGGTTGTTATCTATGTTGCCGTTAATAACATGACACCCAAACTTTTCAACCCACTTGATTTCATTTACTGTTAGTTCGCCTTGAATAACTTCACCTGGTAAACCAATATGTTTGCTTTCACCAAATGATTCTTTAATTACTTTCTTATAATCTTTCTTGTGCTTTTGTTCAAAGTAAACTTTTGGTAATAATGCAATAACACCAAACTCACTTCCGTGTATTTCTTTACTATTCATATGTGAAACAAGTGTTTCCATAAAGTTGCTTAATGTTCCTGCAATCTGTTGTAATGATGTGTCCCTGTTTATAAATGCAACTGCCTCTTTAGCATTGGTATAGTCTTCGGCAATTGGTTTATACTGGCCTATAATAAAATCTTCAGGCGGAGTATGAAGGTAATCACTACAATATGCAAGGATCTCTTTGTTAGCAAACAACGTAGGTGTATCTTCAGAAAATCTACGTGTGTCTTTAACTAACGATCCGTTTACTCTGTATGCTGTAAATGCCTTTGCTAATGTTTCTGTCGTATTATATTTCATGCCTGAGTGTGCCTTTCTAATTATAACAATAGTATACTATCGTTGCTTCAAAAAGTCAAGTAAAAAATTACCAATTATAGGATATGATCTGCGATATTAAGGTCAACCATTTGTTTGGCTGTGTAGTATTGGTCGGAAGGATTTTTGATAAACTTATTACGAACTTCTTGTATAGTCATACCAGTTGCATCACGTAATATTTGCATACATCTTGTTTCGCAGTTTTGGTTCTCTTTCATCTGTGCTTTGATGTCATGCATTTTGGCATCCATATTATCACTGTGTTGATGATTCATGCTACCTGCATTTTTACCAATATAACGTTGTCCTTCTTTACCACTTGCAAAGATTAAAAATCCTGCACTCATAACTGCACCAATTCCTATAGTGCTTATGTTGTGATAACTGTTCTTCATTACATCAATAAGAGCAAACATCTCATAGAGATCTCCGCCTGGGGTATTGATATACAATTGAAGTGTACGTTTTGGTTTTTTGACTAAATTTGCACTTATGATCCATTTGATAGTTTCACTGACATTTTCACTTGTGATTTCTCCAGTGAGATAGTGAATATCGTTATCAAGTAGATTACGATCTATAGCATCAGCGGCTGAAAAGAATTCGTTCTGTTTACTCATATGCTTCTTTGTACTTATCTAAGTCGTCCCATGTCCATGGCTTTTTCTGTAATCCTTCTTTATCAACCCACTGTAGAAACAGTCCTACTTCTCGTCCATGTGCTTCTATTTCCCAAGGTCGATCCCAGTATTTTGGCATTTTCTTATATTCTTTGCCGTCAAATCTTGTAGTCTTTGTGTTCTCTAATTCTACCCAACGTCCTGTTGCAAACTGTGAAATATGCACCATTTCGTGTGCTATAGATTCTAACATTCTACGCAAAGTAAACGTCTTATCAACACGTAACGTATATTCTTTGGGTCTAAAGTTATTGTCCTCGTATACAACGTCAGCAAGACTACCGCACTCTTTGTATAGATTACCCATTAGTTCTATGTCTATTTCTAACTTATCAGCAGTTTTATCTGTCATCAAATAGTAACCTGAAAATACTGCTATACTTTCTACTAATGCACGTTCTTTCTTTGTGCCACCTGTGATGTTTAAGAACATTTTGAACCCTTTATTTTACGATCGTTATATGTATTATACATTATTGTACACCACTTGTCAAGTATAATGTGAGTACTTAAATTACTTATCCATTCAATAAATAATAGTGTTGGAGCGTGAGGGCACCCAACAATACAGAATTCGCAAGTTAGGAGAAGGCGCTAACATGTTCGTCCACTTAGAAATAAGATGGGCGGTTTTTTTTGACTTAATCTTCTTCAGATCGCAATTTAATTGCTTGACGCTGTTCAAGTTGAGATCTAAACATCTCAACAACGTTGGGGTCGTTATTTGTATGCTTAATAAACAGGTTCAGTCCAGTCCAAGAATTACCTATGAATAGTAATTTTCCTGATTTATACAGACTTGACTTGCTGTCTTGAGTTACAAATGTATATTGTTTGTGGGTATACTTCAAATGAGTCCTTTCGCTTTCGCTACAAAATAAAAGATTGATCCTAACATAATAACACAGAAGCCTAATAATACAGTAATTGATACTGCTTCAACTAATGCTTTTCTCCGTTGTAATTGTTTGTAAACAGTTTGCTCTCGTTTCTTTCTTATGCTTCGACGCATCTCTTTGAGTTCGTCCATAGTGCCGTAGCCAAAACGCATATTAAGAATAATGGACAGTTCTTTTTCCTGTTCCATAATTTTCTTTTCGTGTATTAATAGATTAAGTGCTTCTTCTTCGACACTGCCGGCGGCAAACAATTTTTTGAATATTGGAGGTTTCTTTTGTTCTTGTTGTGCGTGTCTAAAATCTGACACTGCTGTATACCATTTGCCAAGTTGTCCTGCTACTTGTTCGAACTCTTGACCTGCATTAACAAACTTCTTTACTGTGCTGAACGCTGTTGTGGCGGCCATTACTGCACTAATTGGATCTATTATTTTGCCCTACACTCTCTACAGGGGCCCATTCCTGCTAACTGTATTTATGAAATATTACACCAGTATTGTTCTGCACCAGGTTGGAGAGATTCACACCCTCGTATTAATAATTCTAACATCACAGGAAGGTCTTGGGCAATACCAGTTATCATAGCAAGAAAAATAAACAGAAAAAATGCTATAATAGGACTTAATAAAATTAACCACCAATAGGTTCTAAGTATTCCGTGTCCATGTGCTTTACGATATTCACGTTTACGTGCAAACCAATGTACTATTGCTCTTGCAATACGTTTAAGTCCGCCTGTAAACCAATCGCCTATAAAGTGTCTAATGATTCTAACAACAATAAGTATGGGACTTGAAACTACTTCCCATATCAAAAGTAATGCATCGACACAAAGATCAACAACGTGATCGATAGTCCACCATTCTTTAAAACGTTGCCACCTACTTTTGTTCATACTGTATTTATTGTTGGGTTAGAGTAGTTGTACCACAACCATTTGCGTTAACACAGGTTTGACTTATTGAGTATGTTTGATTAGTTGAACCTTGTTGTGTAAGGTCAAGTCCTGAAGTGTAACCTGACATAGATACAGAAGTGTTATGCTGTCCACTTCCGTCTTGTGTTATGTCAACAGTTTGATCACTGCCAACAGCAATTTCTGCATAGTGCGAACCTGCACCTTGTTGATATAAGTCTATATCATTGTCGTCACCTTGTACAGAAATAAATGCTTTTTTATCTCCGTCATTAAGTTGACTTGTCAAAACATTATTGTTGTCGCCATCTAAATCTAATGCAAGGAAGTGTCCATTAGTTCCTATACCATTATTGTGATTTTGTGTGATGCTTGTTGTATTAGTGTCGCCATTTATATCAAATTCAACTCTATTGTCGTCTGCACCTGATGTACTACCTTGATCAACAGTTGTTGTATTAGTGTTGCCTGTGATATCAAACAACATAACATTATTGTCGCCTTTTTGTTTTAGTGTAGTAGTGTTGTTACTTCCTGTAATATCTGCATTTACATAACTGTTTGTTGTAGATCCAACTCCTGCTATTAAGTTATCATCGCCGTCTTGTACAATAGTGAGTGTATTGCTGTTACCTACTTGATTAATGTATATACCATTGCCACTGTTTGTTACACCTCTTGATGTTGTTATCTGTGTAGTCTGTGCGTTGCTTATGCTTGATGTATATGTGGTTGTTGTTGCAACTAATCCTTCTTCTTGCAAGGCTCGATACAAGAAGTCATTCATGTTACTTGCATATTGATGAGTTGAAAGAAATTGTCCATAACCAAACGTTACATAAACTGTACCGCCATTTGAACCGTAATCCCATTTATGCATCATTTCAATTGTAGATGTGGTAGTATTAGCAGTAACCATTTCACCACCAGTAATATTGTACATATATTTGTCTGTGCCTGGTAAAATATTTTCACTTGCTGTGCTACTGGCATAATCGCCTCTGGCTATATTTTGATAACCACCATTACTACTACCGGCTTGAGTAAAACTGCCTACACTTAACTTACTTTCAATTAAACTTTCTATATTACTATTTCTGGTGGTCGCTCCGTTGGATCCTACTATAAGTAATTTACCGCCGCTTGATAGATAACTTTCATAATTTGTTTTACAGGTACTACCACAATTTGAAGAACCTGTGATATCAATTACAAGTTCTTTACCTGATATATCAGAACTACTAACGGTACCACTTGTACTACTTGAAACAGTAAAGCCTGCATCTTCAAGTTCGCTTTTTAAATTAAGGTATTGGCTTGAAGTATTATAACCACCACTATTTTTATAATATATGAAAGCATCATTTGCAAATGCTTGTATAGGCAATACTAATAATAAAAATAATACACTACTGAACTTGTACAATGTCGATTTCATTTTGTCCATCTCCAAGTTGGTAGTCTCTGTATTCAAAGTCTTGTTGTCGCATATTAATATTATAACCATACTGTTGATCTAAACGTAATTCATAAAAGTTTCCTAAACCATCATCACGTCTTAATACCCAGTCTGGGTTTTGATCATACAGTTCTATTCCTGTTTCAGGATCTTTACCTAACTGTATACCTTTTTGTCTTGAGTCTAATGCTCCACGCATAAGTCTTGCTAATGCTTGGTTAATTTGATCTAAGATATTAGCAAGAAAGTTATTACCTAAGAAGTCTACGTCCAGGTCGGTCATCCAAAGACCCTTTTCACTTTCTGCAAAGTAGTTTGTATTAAGTTCATCAAAGTCTAAAAAGTCGACGCCTAAGAAGTCGCCTAACTTTCTAACTCTTTCATATTCTTGTTGTTCATTATCATACACAGGCTTGCGTATGATTAGCAAGTTGTTAATGATTAAGTTTGTTGGATCTAACAAAAGGGGTTTCAGTGGAGCACTCGCACGAGTGTTAACCGAAGTAACTTGGAAGGCCTGATTGAGTATTACTATACCCACATCGGACTCCACTGAAATTTCACCTACTACACATATCCCATTAGTCGTACAACTGGGTAGTAGGATTACCATAGTATTACCTGTTTCGTCTACAGTCATGGTAAAATCTGTTCCTCTAACACCAATTACTGCTGTTGGTGTTTTTATCTTGACATTCTGTCTTGAATTCTTTGCGATTTGTCCAGACGCATAACGTACAGTACCAAGTGATGCCTTCAAACTCAGTGCTCCTGTCTTTGTGTTTGGATCATAAACAAAATCGTCTATTATTAATTTACTGTGGGGAGTAACGTCGACTCTGGTCTCGTCAACAAATTCAATCGCGGTTGCTCCTTGCTGTGTTAGTACTGTGTCCATACTAAACACATCGGTGTCCTTTTCACTCTTTACTACATCACCCTCTTGCCTTTCAATTACTGCGTTACCTTCTTGTTTGATAACGTCACCAATTGAGTTGGCAAGAGCCGATGAAACAGTCAAGACGAGGAATGATATTAAAACACCTAACTTCAACATACGTTAATCGCTCTGCGTAATGTTGATGGCCGCGTTGTCACCACTTGTTGTCAAATTGATGATGTTGTCATATACACCTGATTGTGATATAACTGTTAATCCTGCATCACCAGTATGGCTGTGTGTTAACGTATGACCGTTAGTATCTCCGTCACCAGTTTGTGTGTAGGTTGCTACGTTACCTGCACTACCTGAACTGTTTGAAACGTCGATATCTGCTATTGCACTTTTACCGTTTGCTGTTAGTGTAATTGTTTCGTCTGCCGCACTTGTTACATCTATTGTACCAGTGAAACTTTCTGCATCTGCGCCTTCACCAATATTTACATTAATGTCTGCACTTGATCCAGTTACGTCAATACTCATACTTACAGTGTCACAGTTTCCTGCTCCTGAACTATCACAGAGTAATGCTACATCATTACTGTTACCAGTAAGATCAATATTACCTGTGTAAGTTACACCTTTAACTACTGCTGATACTACGTTAGCACCACCAATTTGGTCAATGTTAAAAGTCATTGTGTTACCAGTTAGTGTGATTGCTGTACTTGATGTACCTGCAACGTTATTGTTCCCGTCTTGTGTTATGTCCAAATCTAAGTTATTACCACTTTGCGTAATATAAATGTCATTCGCTATCGCTGGTGTTAAGAAAAGTAACATACTTATAAACAGGATACTTCTTAATGAAAATGCTTTGTTCATCTTCTTTCTCCTATATTATTTGTTCCTTCTTCGTTTACTTCCTTCTTCTCTGTGCGAAGTCTTTCGTACTTAAATTGTGCTACAGCAACATCTGATGGTATACACAGATTGTTATCTGAACAATATAAAGTCTTACCCGGCCACTTTTTATACGCCTCGACGTCTGGCAATGGGCGGAGGTGTGGGATAGAAATGTCAACTTCTACATCGTCGGTCTGATGTACAACCTTCGGTGATTCAACCACCGCCGGCTTCTCGACTATTTTCTTCTTAAACTTCCAAAGACCATTCGCTTCTCCTCTGGTCACTAACTCTACTATTGCCGCCTCGATGGCCGCACGAACTGCATAGTTAGTTGGTTCATTAACAGCAGAACCGGCTTCTATTTCAAGCGCCTTTGTTCCCATGTCAAGAAACCTAAATACGTCTGCTCCAGACGCATAAGATGCAATCGTTTTTTCAGTTGCTACGCTTAATAATACTTCACCAGTTTGTACACTCACGATACGCATTGCTACTGTTACTTTGTCTGTTCGATACTGTGTGTTTGCGCCAATACCAAAGTATCTTGCGCCAGCACCGCCACTTGTAATGTTACTGTCATATCCAATAACACCACCTTCTAAAAGTAACCCTGCAAATTTCATAGGCTTTAATTTGTTACTGCCCTCTTTGCCTTCATACAACTCCCTTGTTGATCTAATTAACTGCCTTTCTTTTACTAAATTTTCTAATCCTACTCTTTCTAAAACAGTGAACCAAGTTCCGTTACCTACTTCTTGTAATCCACTTATCACCCAAACCTCAGCACCTTGTGTAACTGCTGAACTTAACTGTGAGAAATTCTCACTTGGTTTACGCTGTCCTGTTTTATCAGTAAATCCATATATTGCTATGGTGATCTTTTCACCATCTAACTCTGGAGTTCTTTTTAATACGTTTTCAATAGGACTTCTAACTACTTTAGGATTTTCAATCATAGAATCAGGCATGGTTGTCGCACACCCTGTCATGAGAACCATCGCTAATAGTATTGTTATTATCCTAAACATTTTCTTAAAATCCGAATCCGCTTAATGGAACAACTATTTCTGTGGTAGTACCGTCTTCATTTGTAATTGTTACAGTAATAGTATCCGAGGTAGTATCTTTAACCCAGTAAACTGTAGCACCTTCAATGGTTGCTGTTCCTGAGTTGGCACCGTCATCAGTAAACATATTATCTACCAACTGCTTACTTAACTGTGCGTAAATTCTTGATTCGACGTTATTAAGAAACTTCGCAAGAGTTGTGGACTCTGCTTCACGTTTGGCTTTAGCCGCATCGGCCGCCGCTTTTTCTTCTGCTTCTTTTTTACGTTGGAATTGTAATTGCTCTATAGAAAGCACGTGGTTGGAATAACCTTGCCCTGAAAACGAAGGATTTTTAAATTCAAATGTAAGGTCACTTGCCACCGCGGGCGGTGACGTTGTTATGTGAAGCAATCCCAGTAATAGAATCACTCCTGTTCGAGTCAGTTTTAGCATTAATTGCCCTCCACATGTATTTACCGTAGATCGAATCAGATTTCACCAGGTACAAAAATCTGACGGTCACATTAATTTGTTACGTTTAAATGTTGGTTTTTTGACGGTCTGGTGATTTAATCAGTACATAAATATGTGTATGAAATACATAACTCACTGGGCAACTGCCTTACTCACTTTAGCATTTCTTACATTCTACGGATATTCAGATCCATACGTTAAACAAATATTAAGATTAAAAAGTTTTGATGTTGTTCAACGTTCCGATACTCCTGTGATTAGCGAAGATATTGCTATACTTGAGATAGATGAGAAAGCGATTGAGCAGTATGGACAATGGCCTTGGAAACGTTCAGTACTTGCAGATGTTATATGGAAGTTGCGTGAGTCAGGTGCAGGAGTAATTGTACTACCTATATTGTTTTCAGAGGAAGATAGACTTGGTGGTGACATGGAACTTGCTCAAGCAATAGCCGGGAACGCTGTTGTAATTGCACAAGTAGGAACAACTCAAGCAAACAAGAACGCAGTACCAAGAGGTGTTGCCAAGATAGGTGATCCTATGCCTTGGTTATTTGAATGGCCAGGTATGTTAGGACCAATAGAGTTATTAGGAATGAACGCTGATGGTGTTGGTGTTGTAAACACTGTACCAGAGATAGATGGTGTTGTACGTAGAATGCCACTTATAATGCGTGTAGGTGATGAAACATATCCTGCAATGGCAATAGAAACAATACGTGTTGCTACAGGCGATCCAAGTTATCAAGTTAAAACAGAACAAGGCGGCATAACAAAAATGCGTGTTCCTGCATATGCAACTATACAGACAGATGCTAACGGACGCATATGGTTACGTTGGAACAAACAATTTCCAACATATAGTTTAGTAGAAGATGATTACACACAACTTGCAGGCAAGACTGTTATTATAAGTCCTACAGCAGAAGGACTCAACAGTATCATTGCTACACCTAACGGAGAACGTTATTCACACTTGCTAACTGCAACAGCATTGCAAACAATTATCAATGGCGATACTATTGTTAGAATGGACTATGCTACGTTTGTAGAGTGGGCAGGAACTGCTTTACTTGGTCTTATAATCATCTTAATGGCTCTTAAAACACCGTATTGGCTTGTAGGCACTGTTATAGTTGCTGTACCAATAAGTGCTGTGTATGGAGCATATTTTGCTTTTACAAGGCATTTACAACTATGGGATTGGAGTTGGCCGGTGATTGTAGTTGTAATCGTCGGATTACATGCAGTGTTTAATAGGTTCGCAAAAGAGTTCTTTGAGAAACAAGCAATTAAAAAACAGTTCGCAGGATACGCATCTCCAACAGTTGTGCGTATGCTACAAGAGAATCCAGCACTAATCAAAGACGGTATGAAGAAAGAAGTTAGCATACTGTTTTCAGACTTACGAGGCTTTACACCATTAGGTGAATCATTTGGTGATGATGTAAAAGGCCTAACAAAAATTATGAATGGCTACATGGACGCAATTACGCAACCTGTACTTGATGCTGATGGTATGATTATTAAGTACATCGGCGATGCAAGTATGCACATACATAATGCACCGATAGAAGATCCTGAACACCCTAAGACAGCAGTTCGTACAGGATTGAATATGTTAACAGCAGTGGAGAAATTTAATGATAAAATCACAGCAGAAGGACGGCCGCCAATTGGCATGGGAGCAGGCATCAATACAGGACTTGGCTATCTTGGAGAAATGGGTAGCACCGCAAGACATTCGTACGATGTACTCGGAGACGCAGTCAGTACAGCCGCAAGAATCGAAAGCAAATGTAAAGAATACGGATGCCTACTATTAGTAGGTGATGCTACGTATAAGCAAACCAAAGACGATTTCTTTTACTTAAAAGTAGATGAACTACAAGTAAAAGGCAAGAGTGTTGGTATTATTATATGGACTGTGCTTGATGGTATGAATACTAATTCAGATCGCAAGAGTCAGAAAATGCACCAAGAAATGCACGAAGCATACAGAGCCCAGAAGTTTGATGAAGCAATATGGATCTGTGAAAAACTAATGAGACACTTTGATGGCAAAATGGAAGGCTATTATAAGATGTGGATTGAACGTTGTGAGTTCCAGAAAACACAAGACTTACCTAAAGACTGGAACGGTATAATGATTGCTACTTCGAAGTAGGCTTTTTAACTTTATCTTTATCTCTACGTTCTTTTGCTTGATGCTCAAGAACCATATTTAATTTTTGATTTAATCTAATCATATCGTTATCTAACATACGAACACGATCAATTAATGCTATCAGAGTGCTATTGGCTTGTCCAAGTACAGGTTTAATTTCTGTTGTAACCCATTTCCATACATAGAATACAAAGTATCCCATACCCATTGCCGCAACGACAGGAAAACCAAAGTCCTTAATTACAGTCGCTAACTCTGATGTCATACTATCCTTGTATTCCTGTAGATATGTAACCGCCAAGGTCCGGAGAACCTACACCAAAGCCCCAGATGAATCCAACTGCAACTCCTATTGCTAAACCAATAAGAACTGATTTAACCATATCGCTATCGTACCAGTAACCTTGTCTTTGTAAGAACTGATCTGTTTGCTTGTGCCCTGTAGTGTTTCTATAAAAATTCTTCAACTTCTTCCCCTAATGTTAGTCACGTCTTGCATCTTCTTTGCCCTCATTGGCCGCTAATCTATCTACATTAGGTTTTACTCCTAATGCATAACTCAACAGGGTATCTATCTTAACAAGATCATTATTCATAGTTTGTACTCGGTTGTCGAGCGATTGAATGATGTTCTTCAATCCCATTACGGAACCGGTTACTGATGCAAGTATAAATTTTAGTGTAGTGAAAACAAAAAAGCCTGCCGCTATAGCCCCTGCGATAGGAAATCCAACTTCACCCACAAATGATAAAAAGTCCATTTGTGCCCTCCTGTTGTTTATATTAGTATTTATAATAAATATGCGTATGGAACTGTTTATCCTGTTGCTCATCAAGCACTCAATAATTGACTTAGGACTTCAACCGTTATCTTATCCGCAAGGAAAAGGTAAGGCCAATTACTTTGGTTACATGGGTCATTTAGGACATTACGTGCCACATGGTGTCGGTACACTCTTTGTACTACTATTCTTTGTAGACCCGTGTACGGCGCTCTTAGGCGGTTTAATCGACTGGTTTTTGCACTGGAATATCGACTTTACTAAAACTACAATCCGTAATAAAAAGGGTTGGACTAATAATGATCGACAGTTTTGGTTGTTAAATGCATTGGATCAAATCCTGCATTATCTAACATATTTCTTAATTATACTTTGGGTAGTATAGAGGACCCGAAGGTCCCCTATATTATTTTGATTAGAACTTGTATCTAATTGATCCTACGATTTGATCAGTTTCGGCGTAGTCAACTCCTGTAAAAGTTGATGTACCTGCTTTGTCATGGTAGTAAAGTCCTACTTCTAAGCCGTCCTGTTTGTCAGCACGTTTAGTGACATCACGGTTTGTTACTACGTTGTAAACAACACCATAGTAATTACCATCATATCCTAAGTCATCATTTTCAGTTCTATGTGCAGTAACATAAATTGACTCATTTACAAAATACATTGCACCCACGTCAATTCTGTTATCACTTGCAAGACCTGTGTCTTTGTCGTCCCACACTTCAGCACCCCAAGTCATTGGAATACCAAATCTAAATAGTGAACCGCCAACGGAATAACCTTCCTGCATTGTGTCTACTGTGTAACTTGCAGAACCATCTGCTTTCGTATCAATCATCATGTATGATACATCAGCAAGTCCCATTAGACTTACAGTTGCACTTGCATAAGTTGATTGTTCGTTAGCATCATAACCTAATACAAAACCGTATGGTTGATTAGGGTCAAGTCTATATGTATCAAAGTCAAACTCTGAATCACGCTCGAAGCCACCAAATGTAATAACTGTTTTATTGTTATGATCTAATCTATTACTACTTTCAGTAATAATAATTGGAGCACCAATTTTTCCAGTTTTTGCAAAGCCTAAACGTTGTGCGTCTGTTTCACCTAAATAGATTGTTGCAAAGTCATTGCCAAGGCCAATTTGTTTTTCAACCATGGTATTGTCTTTCGTAGCGTCTAAGGCATAGTCACTATCGTAAGTCATACTTGCACCAGCATAATCGATATTCAAACCGTTATCTGGTAACTCTACATCAAATCCAACTTGTAATTCTGAACGGGCTTCCCAGCCACTGTCGAATAATTTATCGTTGTAGTATCCTTCAATTTCACCTGATATAAACATACCGTTTGGTAAACTTGGAACATTACTACTTTCAAGATCTGAAACTCTTTGTTCCAGTGTCTTATCTTCAGCCAATGCTTGTGTAGTCGCTAAACCAACAAGAAGGGCTAAACTAAAGATTAGTTTTTTCATTTGCTTCTGTTTCCTATATTTTATTGCAATAAAAAAGACACTGTGTCAGTGTCTTCTTAGTAATTATGCACTCTTTTGTCGCATAATCTTAAAAGTGGCAAACCTATGCCGCTCTTATTTCTCTGTGGATTTTGGTAGGGATGTCTCTAATCCGAGTTATTTATCGGAGTTGGGGGATTATTAATCTTGGGGTTTAGCGATGTTTGTAAGTTGAACGTAAAGAGGACCTTTTTCAATATAGTTACGTAGGTAGCCGTCGGAATAATAAGTTCTTATTCCTACTAATTTTTTTCCTGAAGTTTGGTCGACGATATTAATTTGTGGTCTTGTTTTTTTCTCGTCATACTCGGCCATCAAGTTTAAACCAGCATCTTGCATCTTGTCTAATCTTTTTGCATCTAATATTATTGTACCTTTACCGGTAAATTGTTTTAGCAACACATCATCGTCGCCTCTGTTCTTCCACCATTTCAATGCTTTTACAAAAGTGTTCAAGAATGCTTTTTCGTCATTATCTGTAGTTAAGGATTTATTAATAGAGTCAACTGCTTCTCTGTATGCAATTTCTTGTGCTTTAAGTCTACCTGCAGGTTGCTTTTTAGAAGATGCCATTTCAATAAACTTATCCTTAATAGAACTAATGTCTGCGATTTTAGCATATCCATGAACACCAAATAAATCATCGTTTAGTATATTATATCTTTGTTCTGGTGTTGCCGCTTTGCTTGTGTTAGAATCTTTTACTGCACCTCCACCTACTTGATGGATTTGGCTTGTTTGGCCTGCTTTGATACTGTATCCTCTGTATTTCTTTTCTGTTTCGTTTTCAAACTCTATATCTGTTTTTCTTTCTTGTTCTCCGCTTACACCGTCACCTATAACTCTTACTTCATCGTATTTGTTATTGTTTGCATAAACATCTGCTCTTCTACCTGTCTCGTCATTAGCATCGTCAATAATATCCTTGACATAAGATGCAAAATCTTTATCTTCAAGTACAGCAAAATTTTGAAAGTATTTCCATGATCCAGGTTTCAAAGCAATCGTTACAGAAAACATATCTGCTAAATCTGGATTTTCTGTTTCATTTCTTTTCAGTGTAAATATTTGATTATTTTTTAACTTAGGTATAAATGTTCTTATTTGATCTAAAGTAATATCTTTTGTAGGTCGAGCAATAAGTCTTACAAAGGCCGCTATTGCGTGGTATCCTTCTGACACTTCACCTCTATTAAATTTTAACTTATCTTCTGTTTCACCTTTAATCTCATTAGACTTAAAAAGGTTTCCTGCTGGTACTGATGTAACATCTTTTCCTAAATGATCTTTTCCTTTACCAGTAATAAGATCACCTAAATGCTTAATTGGTTTCTGTCCTGGATTTGCTGTAAATACTTTGTTTGGATCTTCTGATGCGCCAACATAAAAAGTACGATCTTTATCTGTGGCTCCTGCTAACTTACTATTGATTCCGTCAATGTAACCAGAGACACTCGAGTCTCTTGCGGACTTAACCATGGCCATTTCGGTTATTTTAAACTGTGCGTATCTCATTGTATACGTATTTATGCAAGTTTAGGGAATAGCATATCAGTGCAAAACTTGTCTACATCTGCTTCGTCTAATCCTAAAGACTTCATTACGTTAGGTGTGTGGGGGTTTTGTTGCTGGTTATGACAGTAGTAATCTTGTGCGCCTGATACCAATGCTTTGTCGCCTTCGCCTTTTGTAATACCTACTTCATCGAAGTATGCACGTAGATTGCTCAATGCAATACGTATAATTTCATCTGCTTCTTCGTCTGTCTTTACGTTACCTGCGGCAAGCATTTTATCTGTAAAGATGTTAGTTGCCCATTCTGGTAACTTGCGTTGCTTCTCCGGAACAAAGTGTTCTACACTTTCTCGGTAGCCATCAATCATAGGGTGATGCATATCACTGCTTGGTGAAAAATCGTGGAAGGCTCCTGTTATCTTATTCTTACCTGCAATAACATCAAAGCCGTATATAGGTGCTGGGTTGTCTAACGTAGGAAAAATACATACATGCATCATCCACAAGCCTTTTGAAGCACGAGCATCTACAACATCAATGTGAGCTCGTCTAACATTATCATTTGCCCATACCCTATTAATCCAGCCGCCATCAGGACGATTAAAATAGTCCAGTCCAGGCTCATTAATTTCTTTAGCCTGTTCGTCAAAAATTTGTATGATTTCATCTTTGCAATTGATTAGTTTATCCCAAAGCATTTACTTCACCTTTCTGCTTGTGGTCTTCTCCAACCATGCGACTTTTTTCTGTAAGTCGATTATTTGTTCTTGTAGTAATTGTATTTGTGCTATTACTTTTAATTCTTTATCTTTGTTTGCTTGAACTTGAAATTCAGGCACTTCACTTAACTTCATCTTGCATCTCTTTAAATAAATCAGTTGCGAATTGGAAACAAATTCTTGCTTCAGGAGCCATGTCATCATTTAGACGCTCTCTGATTGCAGTCTTAAGTTCATCTGGTTGTGTAAAATCATACATAGTTCCTTTACCAGGAATCTTTTTACGTATCATTTGTCCACCACTCAAATCACCCATATGTCTTGTATAAATGTGTGCCATTAATTTTTGTTTATCATCTCTGATACTCATAATATGGTCTGCGTACATTTTACTACTTGGTGCAAGTTTCGGTGGGTTTTCTAAATCATTCCATAGTTCAGTGTAGTCTTCAAGTATCTTACTTGCCCGTCTAACATCTGGCAAGTCATCTAACACACCTTCTGCCATTGCAACAGTTTCTAATAGGTTATAATTTACGTATTGGTTATATAAAAAAGTTGCGTATACTTTAGGGTCAATCTTGCCACTCATTAATACTTTTACAAAGCCTTGGCGTTCTGCATTTCTATGATGCTCATATGTTAATTCTTTTAAACTCATTTAGTCCTTCTCTATTCTGATTTGTAATGGGAACCCTGCGTTCCTACTTAGGGTCGTTGCTTCAATACTTTTCTGCTCAGCAAGTTCAAAACTATATACACCACATATTGCACTTCCTTCTTGATGAATCTTCATCGTTAAGTCTCTTGCATTTTCTGGTGTGTGTTTAAAAATAGATGTTAAGATTTCTATTACAAAATCCATAGGCGTATGGTCGTCATTAAGTAATATAACTTTGTATCGATCAGGTGTTGAAATTACCTGTTCAATCTTTTCGTCAATGTCTACTGCTGTACTCATATTGTCTCCTTAACTATTTATTATGAGTGTTTGCAGTCGACCCTAAAGCCGACTGCAAATCCTTGTTTACTTAACTGTGATTGAACGTGCTTTCTTCGCCTCTGGAACAATACGCTCCATTGCTATTTTAAGCAATCCATCTTTCAACTCAGCGCCGTTAACTACAACATCATCAGCGATTGAAAAAGACTTACTAAACTGTCTTTTACTAATGCCTTGGTGTTGTACACCTTCTCTCTGTGCTTCGTTGTTATCGTGTACAGATTTTACTGTTACAACACCATCTTCGTATTGTACATCAATATCGTCTTTACCGAATCCTGCAAGAGCCAATTCAATATCGTAGGTGTAATCACCTGTTCTTACAATATTGTATGGGGGGTAGTTAGTAGTTGGAGCGTCAAAGAAGTTATCGTTGAACATCCTTTCGAATCTGTCAAATACAGGATCGAATCCTACTGTTACGGGTCTTAGTTGGTTAAAAATTGATAGGGATTTGTTTGTCATTTGCTTTCCTCCTATTGTTAAGCGAGTTATATAATGTAAGACCTATCAAGCATCTTACACTAATATTTATCATTGTACTTACAATTATACGCAATTTTGATAGAAAAATCAAGTGCTTTGTTTACCAATTATGCGTTGTATTGATTGAACACTTGATTAACCTGTTGTGTACATCTTACGAATGTTGTACACTTAGGCATATCTTTAATGCGTTTTGCTCCAATGTAAGTACAAGTAGATCGTAAACCACCAAGTATTTCTGTTAGTGTACCTTCTACTTCTCCTTTGTAAGGAATAGAAACAAGTTTGCCTTCAGCACCCCTGTATCCATCTTTACGTGTACCATGTGTCGCCATGGCCGCGTCTGAGCTCATTCCGTAGAACTCAACAAAACTCTGTTCAGCAAAGTGCGGAACATAAGTTCCATTGTCTAACTTATGAGCACCTCCTGTTGATGTGTGTTTTGTAATAATGTTACCACCACCTTCTTTGTGTCCTGCTAACATACCGCCAAGCATAACAAAGTGAGCACCTGCTCCAAAGGCTTTACTTACATCTCCTGGATACACACAACCGCCATCAGCAATAATGTGTCCACCAATACCATTGGCCGCATCAGCACATTCAATAATGCCTGATAGTTGCGGTACACCAACACCTGTCATTAGTCGTGTAGTACATACTGATCCTGGACCAATACCACACTTGACAATGTCAGCACCTTTGATAATAAGTTCTTCTGTCATCTCTGCTGAAATAACATTACCAGCAATAATAGTTTTGTCTGGGTATGCGTCTCTAACTCTTGCAATAAAGTCTGCATAGTTTTCGTGATAAGCATTTGCAACATCAATAGTAATAAACTTGATGTCTGGATACATTTCTAATACTGCTTTCATAGTAGCATAGTCTTTTGCATCTTTATCCCAAATAACTCCTGTACCTGTGCAAACACTTAGGTACTTCATCTTTACACCTGCACTGTGTTCTTTCCAGTCATCTACTGAATAGTGCTTTCGCATTACAGTAATCATTTTATGTTCTTGCAGGACCTTCGCCATCTCGAATGTACCAACACCGTCCATGTTACTTGACATGATCGGTACTCCAGTCCATTCATTACCATAATGAAACTTGATCGTTCGAGTCAAGTCAACGTCACGCCTGCTTTCTAATTTAGACCGTTTAGGCTTAAACAGTACGTCTTTGTAATCTAACTTAACATCTTGTTCGATTCTCATTGTGTAATTGCTCCATAATTGAATGACAGGCTCACCCTATCAAGGTTGTGTTTATTAATCTTAACTGCGTGAGATTGCCAACCTGGAAATACAATGATATCATTCTCTTGTGGTTGTACAGTAAGTCTTGTTCCTACTATAGGATTGTAGTCTGCATTAGTCGGTACGTAATAGTCTGCATCATCGTCACGTACAAATTCAATGCCACCACTGTCGGTGTCTGGTGTTTTTAAGTATAAGTTTCCTACAAGCAAAGCATTCCTATGCTTGTGTAAATTATTGTATGCTCCAGTTGGATTTACATTGAGCCAGTAATTAAGTAAACTTACCATAGGTAGTCCTAATTCTTTTGCAATGTCGTTTACCATGTTATCAAGAAACTGTTGTAACCTTACTCCATGGGGCAATGGAAACGCTATACTCATTTCTTCTTCGTTATCAAATGTTTGAAATCCATTACAATCATTTAGTTTACCTACTGCATATTTCTCGTATGCCATTTCTATAAGCCAAGACGTATCTATGCTGTCAGGCAATGTATTCTGCCACATTGGCGTTTCAAATAGATTTACTTTTTTCATTCTGATAACTGTGGCATTCTTGGTTGCCCTGGACCATAATTAAAACTAATACTGTAACGTTCGCTTTTGCTCATGTTACTACATACACTATGTTTAAGCCAACTTGGAAATAATAATAGCAAGTTGTCTTTAGGTGCATAACTACCTTTTTGACTTGTAAAGTGATTGTATCTATCAAGGGGTGGAATAAAATGAATTGCACTATCTTCTCTGTGGAATTCAATATTACCCATCTTGTCTGGATCAATAACATTTGTATATACTACACCACTGATCAAACTTCCTTGATGGTCGTGTAGCATGTTATGATCTTTGTGACCATTAATATTAAACCACATATTGTTTAAGTGTAGTTGCGGAAATCCTGCTTGTGTAACTGCAACACCTACTGCTTCATCTAACTGTGTTTTAAACTTTTTTAGTTCCCATGGAGTACTCTGCTCTTGGAACTCTGGCCATTCAATTGAGCGACTTTGCCAACCACCTGAGTTACTTACACTTTCACCTTCTGGGTCTGCATGTCTTAATTGATCTGAGTATTGTTTAAGCCAGGCAATGTCTGCACCTAAGTCTAATGTTGCCCAGACAATACTTGGGAACCATAAATCTGCGTTTAGTTTAATAGCCATAATCTTCTTTTCGTTTTGCAATCTTCTTAAGATGTCTGGCTCTACCTGCCGCTTTTGCCATCTTACGTTTCTCGCTCGGCTTTGTATAAGCCTGTTTATCTTTTAGTGTTAGTAGTACACCGTCATCGTTAACTTTACGTTTGAATCTACGCAAGGCACCATTCATGTCGCCATTCCTAACTTCAACGTGTAGTCCCTTATATTTCTTCTCGCCTTTGTCATACTTCAAAGTAGTTTACTCCTTCTGCTACTTGTGTCATGTCGTAAACTTTGTTAACATTAATAATATTATACGACATATGGTCGGCAGTTGTCAAGTAAAAAGTTTTATTAAACTTCAACAACCAGCCAGTTAACCACTCAATTCTTTTTGATTGGTCTAAATTTATGTAAATGTGATCAACCATGTTAGCAATATTAATCAGCCACTGGTCTGTGTCTTCTGGTACCTCTTCTTGGAAAAGGTATAAATTGATGTCGCTCTTGAAGTCTTTAGCAAGACTGTTGAATTGCTCTTTGTCTACGTTGCTTGGGTTAACAAGTAGTATGCTTGGATTATCATTTTGCAATGTATCCGGAGCAGTGATCAGATTCATTTTTAATTCTTTTGTCATCGTAAGTACTTATTAGCGTCTTTTAAGGATGTCTTTGAAATGTGAACTTTCGTGTTGTTCTGCGTTTTGAGTGTAGGGCTCTATGACTTCGGTGTACTGGTCTTTCTTACTTGCTTGTTCCCTTCCTTTTTTATGTAATTGGTTCCGTCCGGGGTTTTTTTTTGATCTTCTATCTCTGCACCATAAAAGATTCTGTTCTTGGTATCTGGAAGTTCTTTTGGAGTATCTTCTTCTGGATTCTTTTCTGCTTCTTCGTTTGCTTTTTCAACCCAATCATTCCATTTGTCTAAGTCGTCTTGAACTTCTTCTGGTATTGGTTGTTCTTCGTTGATTGGTTGTGCATTGTCTGCCTGTGCATACATTTCCGCAAATTCTTCGTTACGTTCTTCTATAGCACGTTGTTCTTGTTCTTCTTTGAATCCTTCCATTGCCATTTCGTGCAATGTTTGTTCTTCTGGTTCTTGACCGACGTTATACGATTGCTGAACTTCTTCGCCTTGCCAATCATCATTTTCATCGATTAATTTAGCACGATCAAACTCATAGTTTTGTCTGTGTGCTTCGTCCCACTCTGCTTCGGTGTAACTCGGGGCTGGACTATTTGGGTTGGACTTCGGGTCGAACTTTCCCGGCGAACCACCTCCGTTCCTATTCTCTCTTGCCCAATTAAATGTGTATTGTGATGCAATTAGTAATAGTACTGCAAGTGGATCAAATACAAATATAATAACAATAATAACCCATCTTACTGCTTCTTCAAGTAAGTTGTTGTCTGCGTTCTCGCCGTAAACAAATTCTGCAATGTATTTGATTGGACCTACTTCTGCTTCAAGTTTACGATACTCTTTTTCGTATAAAAACTTTTCTTCACGTACATCATCAATCTTAACTTGCTCGTCTTCAATAAACCCTTCAAGTTCATCTACACGACTGTCAATGTCTACTGTCTTAGTATTTGCTTGATTACGTAACGTTTGTATTCTATCATTAATTGCTTTAATACTATCTGCATACTTGGCATCAACTGCTTCAAGTGATGTTGTTAGTGTGTTATTAATTTTTCTAATTTCTTTTTGTGCTGAACTGGCAACACTTAATTCGTTTGCTTTTGCTTTCTCAACTGCTTGATCATACTTTGTACCGCCGCCTATGGATCCTTCAAATCTATCCTTGGCCGCTTTTATGTCTGTGAACTTACGTAACTTCGCTTGATCTAATCTGTCGTTTTGTAGTTTGATTTGTGCTTGTGCATCGGCTCTGACGTTGTCTTTCTCTTTCTCAATCTGGGCATAAAGATCTTTAAGAGCGTCATTTTCTCTGTCAATAAGGTTATCAACTCGAACATCTTGTCCTTTCATTAAGCGGTCAAGTTCGTCTTGCCACCTTGTAATTTTGGCTGTTGCTCTGTTTTGTTTGTCATCAAGTGTTTCAATAAGAGCAATCTGTTCTTGTGACATGCTTGTTTGTTCAATGTGTGCTTTAGATAAGAAACCAAAGATACCCATGCTTGTAATAAACATAAGAACAAACACTGCTAAAGCAAGGTAAGTTTTTAACCACCATGTGGCACGATCCCAATACCTGTGTAACCACACCGCGGTAACTAATTTACCAACTTCTAATGATACACCCATTACAATAATGGGAATAACTGCGGCCGCGAAGATTGCGGCAAGTCCTGCTACGGAATAGTATATTGCAACTGCACTAATTACTAATGCAGTTAAAAAGGTAATGAATCCAAATATCATAGTTATCTCCTTAACGTAATATTTATCGTAGTTATAACCACAACATTTATGCTACTTTATCTAATGAACTTCCATTTGCTGGAGCCATTCTTACAAGCAGTCTCTTTAAAACTACGAACCTTTTGTTTGTAGTTGATTTGTGATAGCAACACTCTACAGAAGCCACCACCCATTGGGTATGTCATTACAACACTAACCTTACCGTGTGATGCATTGTCGTTGCCAATCCATTCAGTAATGTCGCCTTCTTGTAGATTGTCTAATGCAAAGAATACGGCTTGTTCTTGTAGTAACTGATCCTCTGCAGGAAGTTTATATGACTTCCATTTAGCAAAGTTTGATACTACACTAATGTAAGATGTATTAGGTGAATAACTTGTGTTAGCACTACTACCTACACTATCACTAATGTAAGTACGTTTAGATGTGCCACAGGCCGCTAAACTAATACATAAACTTAGGATTAATAATCTCCCAACCACCATGCTCTCCATTCACATCAAGTTTACGACACACAAAGCCACGCCTTTGTTCTTGCTTACCTGCTATAGTAACATAGTAATAGTGTGGCCTGCAACTGTCTGCGATGCCTGTTTTCACAATCATGTTATTCTTTAGATTGGGTCTATCAGTACATTCGACTTTTGTTTCACTGCTAACCTTATCGTCTTTGTTAACAATAGTTTCGTCAGTGTAACAGTATTGCGGTTTGTTTGCTAAATTCTTGGGTGCCGAACTACAGGCGCCAAGCATGATTAGAAAACAGATTACGACTGCATACATGAATACGTTATACATAATTAACTCTGAGTTGCTTTTGCTTCGTTAATCAAAGATTCAAAGACTTCTTTAGTCATCTTGATCTTCATAAATGTGTGGAATTGACCACCGTACATATATGTGTACTTCTCAGATTCAAGTTGACGTCTTACTACTGTCTTATCGACAATATGTTCTACGTAAGTTCTTGTGTTCTTAGAATCGTTTTTAATATCTACTGATGTAGATGCTTTTATGTTACTGTGTATTCTTTCAGCAACACCTTTTAGTGCGAACGTCTTTGCTTGTGCCGTTGCCGCTTGATCAAATGTGCTTACACCTTTACCACATGCATAAACATAATCTGTACCAAACCAGAACAAGAAGTTACCTTCTGTTCCCATTTCTTGACACTTTGCATACCACTTAGGTTCTACATAAGTATCTCTTTCAGCAACCTGAGTCATTGTACTACACGCACCCAACATGGATGCAAGAGCAACTCCGATTACTGCATTTTTTAACACGCCTGCCATTTTAAAGCCTCCTTGTTTGCCTTTTCATTGTCCCTATAGTATATACAATGTTTGAATAAAAGTCAACCATTACTTTACCAATTTATTTTTATTTAAAATATCCTTGATCTTCTTAACTTTTATCTTAACAAGTTTAGTATACTTTGGGTTAGTACTCCATTCAGATAACAAATCAATTTGTTTATCTAAATCCAATTTACCTGAGTCATGTTGTTTTGCACGTTCAATTCTATATTCTTCATATGCATGATACTCGTTTACATTACGAATCATATCTTTAACACTATCGCATTTGGTTTTGTATTTCTTTACACCAAATTCTGCATCAGGTAGTTCTTTTGGTTTCAGTTGTGGTGCTTCTGGATCCCATGTTCTGTAACCAAATAAGTTGTTGCCTTCTGTAGCAAATCTACTCTTGCCATATCCTGTTTCAAGAACAGCCATTGCTATAATAATCATTTTAGGAACACGTTGTTCGTGCGGTATAGTCATATTCAAAAAGTCTACACAACGACCAATGCCTACAACAAATTCATAGTTGTTTGTATATTCAATACTTGGTTGTTGGAAACCAAATGCTTTCCACTCCTCATTGAATGCCGCCTTGGCTTTTGCTATAAGATTATTCTTTGTCCAATAGTTAGGATAAAATGTACCAGCACCGTAACTACCAATTCCAATAACAGCCATAGCGATTAATATTATTACAGTAGTACGTATCTTAGTCCAATGCTTCTTCATTAATTCCTACGCATTTGTGCATATTCAGTTGCGGCTTTTTGTCCTGTCTTATCATCTTCATCTGCAAACACAGGAACAAGGTTAGACTTGTGCATCATAGCAATACCTACAAGTTTACGTTCACCTGTGTACTGCATAGTTTCTTTCTTGACTGCTGGTGCGAAACTTTCTTTAGATGTTAGACTTGGAATGTTCTGTGTTTCTCGAACCACTGGCGGTGAGTAATGCCACGGCTTTCTATTTGTAGGTTGTGTGTCAGTTGCCTTACGTTTGTACCTACCGTGAATGTAATCGATGTAATCATCAAGTGTCATTTGCATATGATGACAATGTATTTGCCTCATACGTTTGTTGTGCTGACGCATCTCTGTGGTCCACTTGTCAATTTGCTTTTGTGTAAATTTTGTTTTCTTTTTAGCCTTACGAGTGTTAAGTGTAGTAAGACCTCGTTCAAGATGCATTGTCATAATAGTTGCCTCAAAATTAAATTGTATTATTAATGTAACATATTATTTGGTGTTTGTCAACGATTAATGAAGTAGAATTGGTTAAGACTAAAACGACCTTTACCAATTACTTTGGTTACTTCGTGTTGTTCAAAACTTGGAAATAGGATAGTTGTATTGTTATCCATATGCGGAGAGTAATCATACTCTGTGAACTTTAGTTCACCTCCGGTAAATTCTTTTGGTGTTTTCCAAAATGTAGTTACTGCACTAATTGTTGCATGGTCGGCATGATGTGCATATGAACTACCATCTGGATAATAATTGAGTTGTGTTAGATCATCGTTAGTCATGTCCAAATATTTCATGAATGGATTTTCTACCATATTCTGCTTTTTGAGTTCATCTGTAATGCTGTAAATTAGTCTGTTTGCTTGAAGTATATGACTTTTAGTTCTGTCTTCTTGGTAAAAGTTATCCAAATTCAAACCAAGCATTCCACTACTACGTGGATCACCTGTCGTTGTTTTATCTGCAAGGATAGGACTTAATTCATTAAGTTCATTCCAAATTAAACTTTCATCACGTGGCGAATAGTAATCATAGATGATCGTATGATTAAAAGGTGCGGTCAGATTTATTATTCTCATATTATTATTATACTTTCTTTAGTTAATAAAGTCAACCTAAATTGGCAGGAGACCAAGGAATTGAACCCTGTCTTACTGGGTTGGAGCCAGTCGTGCTACCGTAACACTTGTCTCCTTAAAGTGCAACTTTTCTGTTGCCAGGTAAGTTGCCAACCCCGTCACATAGTTAGACTATGCGGCAAGAGCAAAGTTTTCGTTTGCGTCTATAGTTTTGCTTGATTTACGGTCATCGCCTACCGGTAACTCCACGTTCTCTCTTACACCTGTCGATCCTATTTCGCCCCCATCATAAGCACACTAATTAATGTGTGCTTAATGTGTTTATGGTGGAGGCGTCGGGTATCGCACCCGAGTCCAGTTTGCAGTTGATTGGCTTCAACGTTACAATACTATTTAAACATCTTTAGTTGAAGATGTCAAGTTCTTTTTTTAATTTTATTGCTTTTTTTGGCTGTTTAATTGGTTCTAACCAACTATCTGCTATGTAGGCTTGGGGACTTGGCCCAAGTTGAGTTGAAATGTCGTCTGCTTCTATCCACCAATAATGGTCAGATATTAAACATTGACAGGGCATTCCTCTGAATTGGAATTGCTCACCCTTTTCGTACTGTCCTATATACTCTTTTACTTTCACTATCAGTCCAACATTTTGCGGTCGAATTGAAAAAGTGATGTGGGCTACATCGCCTTGAGTACACTTCATAGGATTTAGTCTTTCTTGATGTTGCCGGCTACTGTCTTACCTCTGAACTCAACTTCGTCGTATGTCAGTGCCATACCTTCGATGATCGAGTCCTCTACAATACCTGCTTTTTTGAATTCTGAAATATGGACAAAGATGTCCTTGGTTGCACCATTTGGTGTAATAAAACCAAACCCTTTAACAGGGTTATACCATTTTAAATTTCCGTTGCTCATTATATTATTAAGTACCCTCTAATTTATACTTATATTTAGTTATAGGAATCTATTTATCAAGAAAACAGTACAATTATGTTACTTTATTGTACTGTCTCCTTGTATAATAATATAGAAATTATAGAGAGTTTTTCTTCTCTTGGATTTCTGCTCTACGTGACTTTGCAAGTTTACCCATGTTTCCTAAGGCTTTTCTTGCTCTTGCCGCCGCCGCCTTAACACTCTTTGTATCGAATGCTTCAGACTCTTTCATATAGTTTTCGTATTCAGCAATAATTTGCTCATGAATTGTTGACATATCTTTCTCCTGTAATGATTTTGTAAACAGTGCTCCAGAACTTTGCAGTTGGGATATCGTCCTTGAATGTATCTTTATTATATTCATGTTCGATAATGATTGGCTTCAACCCAACTCGCTTTCCAGCGAGAGCGTTTTCAACCTTATCTTCCACCCACCAGGCCCCTGAACCTTCATACTTTGCAAGTGCTTTGTCTTTGCCAGCACCCGTAGGTAAAAAGGTAATGTCGGAAATAACTCCTTCACCAAACACATCTTGTAAGTTCAACTTGCGAAGTGCTTGTGCCGGTCTATCCGTGTGTAATGATGTAATCGCCTTAAATTCATAGCCTTTTGCTTTAAGGGCAGTTATCACCTCTACACTATCTCTTAATGGTTCCAAGAAAGCAATCCAGGCACTACGATTGAAATACTCAACCATAAACTTGCCTTGTTCTTCGCTTATCTCTTTGCCATGTCGTTCTTGCATCCATTCAGTAACTTTGTACTTTGTATTGTCTACTTCAACAATACCTTCCAAAGCCATGAACTGTAAGAAACTATTTTTCCAGTCTAATACTACACCGTCAATATCAATTAAAATTAATTTATTACTCATGATAATGTTTGTATCCCTGTTGTTACTTCAATATACTTTTTTGATGTTTCCTTCTCACACTCTGCAATTACCATAACACTTGTTTTTGGTAATGTAATATCTTTAAGTGGATCAGCAGTCATCATAAACGAGCCTAATACAACTCCCTTTGGTCCTTGCATCAATGTCAGTGGCTTGTGTAATTTAAAAGAAGTATCATTAATCGCTTCGATACGAGCAACTACTTCTTCTCCTGAAACAAGTTTAATTGATACAGTATCGCCTTTTTTATATGGTACTTCTAATAGCATTATTGTTGTGTTCCTTCTATTCCGTGTTCTTCAACATACGAAGCCAATGCTTCATATCCTCCTATATACTTACCGTTAAGGATAACTTGCGGCACCGATCTTGGCTGTGGCATACCATTTACTTCAAATTCTTCAAGTAATTGCTCACGTGTAATATCAGTTCCGACTTCTCTTACTGTGTATTCAATTTTCAAATTGTCCAATAATGATTTTGCTTTGACGCAAGACGGACAAGATGGCTTTGAATAAACGACTGTTGGTTGTTTGCTCATTGTACTTCCTTCTTTTGTTTGATTATAAACTAAAACCTTTAAACGTATCTTTCTCTACGTCTTGTTTAATACCGCCAATCAAGTAACTTTCAACTTCAGTTTCTTGAGGTGCGACTTGTAGTCCTGCACTTGACAACCAATGTTGTGTCCAAGGTAAAGGGTTAGTATTAAGTGGGCGATCGTAAATTGTTTTAAGTCCAAGTGCTTTCAATCTCTTGTTAGCAATAAACTCTACATAAGCATGTAACAAAGTTTCGTTCAATCCAATAATGGATCCATCTTTGAACAGGTAGTCTGCCCAACGTTTTTCTTCGTCAACGCAATCACGCCACATTTGATAAACTTCTTCTTCGCACTCTTTTGCAATCTTAACAAAGTCCTTGTCGTCATCACCTTTCATCCAATGCTTTAGAATGTGTGTAGACAGATTCAGGTGAGTTGCTTCATCACGTGCAATCAATGAAATAATCTTTGCAGACCCTTCCATCATTTTTAATTCGCCAAATGCAAATGTACATGCAAATGAAACATAAAAACGTAAACCTTCTAAGATGTTTACAGTCATCATTGCTTTGTATAACTGCTTCTTAACTTCATAGATACTGTGCTTGCCTTGATTAAAGTGTTCAGTAGCAATATTATAAAACTTGTCGTACTCTTTAGTAACACTTTCAGCACGTTCAATAATTCTTTCGTCATCAAGGATAGTATCAAATACTTCACTTGGATCGGCATAAACATTTTTTACAATGTGTGTATATGAACGACTGTGAATAGTTTCAAAGAAGTCCCATGCTACAATACAACTTTCCAATTCCGGCACGGAAACATAAGGTAAGAAAGCAAGACATGGTCCTCTTCCTTGTACACTATCTAATAGTGTTTGGTATTTCAAATTACTCGTAAAGATGTGCTTCTGCTCTGGTCTGAAGTTGGCATAGTCTGCTCTGTCTTTCTGTAGACTTACTTCTTCAGGACGCCAAAAGTATCCTAACATTGTTTGATTTAACTTATCAAACTCTGGGTAACGAAACGTATCGTACCTTTGTGTATTCTGATCCTCCCCAAAGAACATGTGTTGCTTTGTGAAATCTACTTTGTTCTTATTGAACACTGTTTTCTTTGTTGACATTTCTAATGCACCTCTCTCTATGTATCTGTATATGTTACTATCTTTTGCTTACGTTGTCAAGTACTAAATTGCACAACTGTCGCAATATTCTTCATACTCGTCGTCTGTGCCTTTAAATTCACCACGTTCAACTTGTACAAGTGGAGTACTTATCTCTGAAGTTGGTTCTTCTACTTCATCAGCCCCCTTAAAGTCGTAAGTATTTTGATAATAACTCGTTTTCCAACCGTATTTGTATGTGTTTAATAAGTCCTTGAACATAACACTCATAGGAACTTCGTTGTTTTCAAAGTGTGTTGGATTGTATGACCAGTTACCACTAATTGCCTGATCAAAAAACTTCTGCATTACTGCTACTATATTGATATACCCTTCGTTGCTTGGCATATCCCATAATAGAGTATAGTGATTCTTTAATGTAGTATACTGCGGAACAATCTGCTTAAGAGGCCCTTTCTTGGACTTCTTAACGGACAAGTAACCTCTTGGTGGTTCAATTCCGTTTGTGGCATTTGACACAATGGACGAACTCTCCGAAGGCATTTGTGCGGACAACGTTGAATGCCGTAGGCCGTGTTCTGTGATACGTGTTCTAAGACTATCCCAATCATACTTTAATTTAATGTTACAAACTTCATCAAGATCCTTTTTGTATGTGTCAATTGGTAAGATACCATCTGCATACTTGGTTCTATCAAAGTAATCACATTTACCTTTCTCTTGTGCAAGTTTATTAGATGCTGTTAACAAGTAGTATTGAAATGCTTCTGACAGTTCGTGTACTTTTGTTAATGCTTTCTTGTCACTGTATTTAACACCTTCACGTGCCAAGTAATGTGCAAGTCCAATATAACCTACTCCTAATGAACGTCTTGCTTTAGTAGATACTTCAGCCGCCTTCACAGGATATCTTTGGTAATCAATAATTTCATCTAATGCTCTTACTGCCAACTCGCATAGTTCTTCTAAGTCGTCTAACTCTTTTAATAGTCCAACGTTAATAGCACTTAGAATACACAATGCAATTTCACCTTCTTCATCATCAATGTGTGTAAGTGGTTTAGTTGGTAGTGTAATCTCTTGACACAAGTTACTCATGTACACTGTGTCCTTAAATGAACTGTGTGTATTAGCATGGTCAACGTTCATAAGATAGATACGTCCTGTTTCAGCACGTTCTTTAAGCATTGAACCAAACAACTCCATTGCTGGAATAGTTTTCTTTTTAATCTTAGGATCTTTCTCTGCCGCCTTATAAAGTTTTTCAAACTTGTCTTGGTCAGAATAAAATGCTTCGTACATTCCATCTACTGCGTGTGGCGAGAAAAGACTTATGTCGCCGTTGGACAATAATCTTTCATACATTAATTTATTAAGTTGAATTGAATAATCTAACTTACGTACTCTATTATCCTCTGTACCTTTGTTATTCTTTAGTACAAGGATGTCTTCAATTTCATAATGCCATAATGGAAAATGAACAGTTGCACTTCCGCCACGTACACCATTCTGTGTACAACAACGTACTGTGCTTTCAAATTTCTTTAGGAACGGAATTACTCCTGTGTGGGCAACTTCTCCGCCTCTGATTTTAGAGTTGATTGCTCTAACTCTACCACTGTTGATTCCGATACCCGCCCTTTGCGCCGTATAACGTCCGATAGCCATATCACTGCTAAAAATGGAATTGAGAGAATCATCACTGTCAACCAAAACGCAAGAAGCAAACTGGCGGACAGGAGTTCTAACACCAGCCATGACTGGGGTCGGTATGTTGATTTTAAAAAGTGAGGTCGCGTCATAATATCTCCTTACATAATACATGCGTGATTCTGCTGGGTAATTAGCAAATAGTGTCGCGGCAATCATCATATACATGTGTTGCGGAGTTTCAAACAGTTGTCCTGAACTTCTATCTTGACACAGGTACTTGTCAACAATTTGTCTTAGGCCTGCGTATGTAAAGTTCTCATCACGGTTACGTTTAATGTATTTGTCTAATGTTAAAATTTCTTCTGGTGTGTATTGATTTAGAATGTCAGGATCATATACACCACGTTCGATGTTTTTCTGGATCATTGACATAAGAGGAGCATTGTCAAATTCGCCATAAACATCTTTATATGTTGCGTACAATAATAAACGTGATGCAACAAACTGGTAGTTAGGATTTTCTAACGTAATTAAATCATTTGCTGACTTAATCATAATCTCTTGAATTTCACTTGACGACATGCCATCGTAAAATTGTATGTGTGAGCTCATTTCTACTTGACTCGAACTAACACCTGTTAGCCCTTCACAAGCAAACTCAACCACTTTGTGAATCTTGTTTACATCTAATGGCTCCGTAGTGCCATCACGCTTCATTATATTGATATTTGACATTGACTTCCTCTTCTTTCTTCTTGCGTTAACAAAAAAATATTTATTGAAGTGCCGGCAACTTGTATACCTTTTGTGGTACCCAACTTCCTGGTGCTTCGTTGTGTGATATTATGCGTTTGCCCATAGGTTGTATGAACGTCTGTCCTATGGATAAAAGCATAAAGGTTTCCTGTTTTTCTACTTCCGTAATAATATGTATCTCAAAACGGTTCTTCGAAAACCGTTCAGTTAATTGTAAAGTATAACATATTCCTAATAAAATGCAAGTGTCTGTATAGCCATTTTCTTGGATAAGTTCCCAAGGACCACGCCACGTGCTTTGATCCCACATGTTTATACTTTTGTTGTGTACGATTGGTGCGTTTGAGTAATATTCAACTACATCACGCAATGGATCTTTAGATGTCTCGAGGGTGTCTCGGAGTGCCTTCCACTTGATTAATCGATTCTCATATACTTCTGAAAACATGCTAACTCTATTTAATTTTTAATTGATACTTGGTATGTAAAGTCGGCATTCTCGCTCACTACAGTATTCTTCATTCTTATTGCTAATGTGTCGTTTACAGTATCACTGTTCATATCAAATAGTTGTGCTTTCAATTCTAATGTAGTTGCAAAACCTGCATCTCCATTATAATCATATACGTCACTGTACGTTACAGAGTCATTGCTTTTGTTAACAATAACTTCTAACTTACCTTGACGCATTGCATCTACTTGATTACTTTTATACTGATAATCAATAATGTATGTGCGAGTGTAATCACCTGGGAGTCTAAAAATAGTTTCAAAAGCATTTTGTTGTACTGTTGATATCTTGTTACTAAAACTGTATCCTGTGTGGATAGGTCCTTGTATTTCTGATATGTAAGGAGTAGTTTGGAAAGCAGTATCTAACATAAGATCGTTTGTTCTACTAAACCAATCTCCACAACTCTTGTTACCATCTTGTACACTGTTAATAATAGTGTAGGCAACTGCTGTACTTGTACCGCCGTTGTTACCTACGTTTGTAAATTTGTTACTTTCACTTGTATTATATTTTCCTTGTTGGAATATAATTGCATTTCTATCAATGTTATTAAATGCACAACTTTCAAACAAGTTCTTCTGTGGACCTGTTGATTGTCCTTGAGCACCAACAACTGTGTTTTCACCAAACCATACACCGTATGATAGAACATCGAATACACAATTTGTAAATGTATTTTCATATGCATCGTCATCACTCTTAACACCATGTGCATAACCATTAATGTCAACGTCATGAAACTTGTTATTAAATGATCCAACAACTGTACTTAGGTTAGACATGCTAACTCCAATACTTGCGGCAACAATACCTGTGCCTGAAGTCCAAGGACCTTTGATGTTTAGATTCTCAAACACACTGTTCTTACAACTTACAAGTTCAATACCTGTAAAACTTGATAACGTGTGTTCTAATGTCATGCCTTCGATAATAATATCTTGTGCTTGGTTAAGTGATGTGCTTGTACTGTCATCAGCATAAGACCCTGGAGTACTTGTACTGTTGACTGTTGTAAAGATAGGATAGTTACCTGTCTGTACTATAAATGTTTTGTTTTTTCCTGCACCTTTGATTGTTGCATAAGGTGGAATCTTAATTGAGTTTGTAATATTGTAAGTACCTGCTTCTAAAACAAGTGTAACTCTACTTTGTGCTGTACCTTTAGTTGCTGTATTAATAAACAACTGATCAATAGCACGTTGTAGTGTTGTTGTTTGATCTGAACTATCACCTACTCCACCGAAAGATTTGATACTAACGATGTCATCTAATCTGCTCTGAAGTGTTCTTTTGATTGGACCACTAACTGTTGCACCAGTTTGTATTGTGCCATCTTTATAAGTGTATTGGTCTGCAAGTGTAAACAGGTTATCGTTTTCTGTTAGTACCTTTGTATTACCAACTGCTGGAGAACCTTCACTAACACTACCGTTACCAATGTATAGTTCTTGTGAGTCTACTGCCCACCCAAGTTCACCACCTGCAAGTTGAGGTATTCCCGAACCACTGTTTTTGCGTCCTCTACGTATTTGAATTCTTGATATTTGAACTACAGCCACTTAATAACTCCTAAATTGTTATTAGTATTTATCGACTTCAAGCGAACTTATCATAGTACATATACACACGATCCCACCACTTTTGTTCCCACTCGTCGAAGTTCTCTGGTAGTAAATCAAACTGTTGGTACTGTAAGTCGCGACTACACATGAATATATGCCCTTCGCGTATGTTTGTGTCGTATATTTCGTTATGTGCTAATGCATAAGCAACCATCTGCAGATAGTAATCGTCTACCCACTCTGCTTTCTTAGGCTTATTAGTTTGTTTAAAGTCCATGATAGCAGGTTGTCCTTTGTACTGTCCTACAAGGTCTGTGGTACCTGCATAAATTTTAGGGTGAAACAAGTTAATCTCTGATCCCCATATCTCATCGACATGTGTCATTGCTTCTTCTTTAATTACTGTTGCCATTTTATGTGCCTGTTGGGCATATGGATTGCCACCTGGTGTAGGCCATTCAGCAAATTCGATATAGTCTTCAAGATACTTGTGCATACGTGTTCCAACACTGGCCGCTTCAGTAACAATCTCTTTGGCTTTTTGTTCGCCTACACGTTTACGCCAAGCAATCAATCCAGACTTGTCTTTTGTTTTATCTAAAATAGTAGTAACACTTGCTACTGCATTACCGTCTGGACAAGCATATAAACGTTTACCGTCAACCGCCTGTCTTTTGATTTCGCTATACGAATAGCGTTCTGTTATTAATGACAAATTATCTCCTATTATATTCTATATCGTAAACGACAGTACGTCTGATACTGTCTGTAGGATACACTCCGTGCCACACTCTTCCATCAAGGCAAACTACTCCGCCTTCAACACTTGGAAAATGATTTGGGTGTTGGTATCCATCTGGTTCTGGCATTATTGTAAATAGCATTCCGTTAAACTTGTTCTTTGTATTATGTAAAATTGGAACATCATCTAAATGTACAACGGCACTAAAAGTATTTTTCTTCAAGTCACCTTGGTGTACATGAAGTCCTTGGTATCCACCTTTTTGATAATAGATGATCCAAGACTCAATAAGTTTAAAATCAGTAAAGTCTTTGAATGCAAGTTGTTGCTCAAGCCAATCAAAAAATCTTTGTTGTATTCTTTGGTAGTCTTGATTATCTTTTGGTATGTAGATTTGCTCGCCGTCTACTGTTGTCGTGCCAGTGCTTTCATCATCTGCAATGATGTTATCAAATAGAGTTTCAAACTCTTTATATTGAGGATAACGTGAATGCCATATCCACTGATCTGCGACTTCTTTATAGTTTTCCATTTCAAACCTTTAATGTACTGTACATTATACAGTACTTACGTTACGAAGTCAAGTGTTTTTTTATATGTGGATTATTGCATTGCATTAGACGTTGCACTTTGAGCCATTTGGTCAACTGTGTCATCGCCTTGTGCTGGGGGAGTTACTTCTTCGCCGCCTTTTAGTACGATACCTTCTGGATCAAAACTTGCTACGAGGTTTTTAACTACTGGATCTTGATCGTACACTGCTTTGAAAGTTTCTTGATCGTGTTGTTCGCCACCCATGTTATCCATGAATGCATTTAACTCATCCCAAGAAACTTTCTCAGTTTTGTTTTTTACAAGTAAATTTAAGATTTTCGTTAGATTGGGTGAAGCCGACTCAATTACTTTTTTTTTGAGTCAGTGCCTCCAAGTAAAGTACCAATGCGTCTTGATCGTTCAATTGACTCACGTGTGGCTCTGCCGGCTTCTTCTTCGCCGCCTGTTGCTGGCTCTGCCGCCGCAAACTCATCTTCGCCTTCCGCTGGTGCTTCTGCATCTGCGTCAACTGTTGGTTCCATTTCTGGATCTTCTTCTGCTGGTGCTTCATCGCCCATTGTCTCTGGGGCACCCTCGCCTGTCAGTACGGCTACGCCGCCTGTTAATGCATCTCGTGTAGTTTCGAGTGTAGTGAATAAAGCCTCAAGTGCAGGTTTAACTGTACCTATAAATGCTTCTGATTGCTCAGAACCCATTTCGTCTCTAATTTTGTCGCCTATTTCAAGCATTGATTCTGTTTGCATTTCTGCTGTGTCTTCCATCCAGCCTGTAACTCTATCAACCATGTCCTTTGCGGCCATAACCAATGTTGCTTCTTCTTCAGCGCCTTCTGTAATTGGTGTTTCTGTTTCTATGTCGCCTTCAACAATATGAGCTCTTTCGTCAATTGCCTGATTAATAACTTTTAAGAACATATTTTTCTTTTGGTAATCTGTGTTACCTACTGCATCAAATGATTCGTTAGTTTCGATATCGTGTAATGCTGTACGCAATTTGTTTCTTGCGTCCATCAACTGATCTGTTGAAAATTTATCTACGTCTATTGTTTCCCCGAATCTTTTGTCCAAGCTCTCATTAAGGCTCTTTACTGTGATCGGTTTATTAAAATGGCTTATTCTCATTGTTTGTTCCCTTTAACTACATTTATTTATCAAAAAGATAGTTCTCAATCTGATCCCTGATACGCATACATTCGTCTATTGCAATCTCAAATCTCATCTGCGCCGAATCTGCACGTACTTCGTCTTTTGAATGCTCTACAGTGTACTTATAAAATATTGCATCGTTATAGTATTTACTCAATTTCTCCTCTAAACGTCTTATATCTGTCACGGCATAGTCTAAACCGTGTGCTGTGCAATGTGCAACGGCTAACGCTGTGGTTTTAGACGGGGTAAAAATGACATGCTGTTTATCTATAAGATTGAATACGTGATATCCTTTGCCGTTTTTACGCATAACAACATTCTTAATGCGTATGCTATTACCTTTTTTATATGGCACTGGATACTCGGCCAGTCCAGCCTCCATAATCTCATTTAAGGTTTTTATTATCTCAGGATTTGTATGCTTCATTTGCCATAACCAGTACATTACCATTTTTAACTACTTTACTTACTAAGGCCTTACGAATAAGCGATTCAATAACGAATTGCTCTCTTGGCGTATAAGCATGAATAGGAGTCAAAGACTCCGTAGACATTTGGTTCAATACTTCTGATTCCTCATTGCTCATTGCTATAGTAAATGTTTGTAATAGTTCACGAAGTTTCATTGTTATCCTGTAGTCATCTGTTTGATAATTGGATCCAAATCTTTCTTAACATGAACTGTTTTGATTGGTTCGCCTGGTTTGGCTTTTGGGTTCTTGAGTGTTACCTCATTACCCTTAACGGCATCTATTTCAAAATCTTGTTGCTGTCCTTGTGCATCTGGCATCGGAAGTACTGCTCCCGGTTTTAATACTGCCTGTGCCATCTTTCCAGCAACTGCCCCTTGTGCTTTGTTCAATGCCTTAGTTGCAAGTTTTTGTGCGGCGCCTTTAGCACCTTTCGCGGCAACCTGACCCATCTTTTGTCCAACTCGTCCAGCGGCTTTTACACCTGCCTTCGCGACTGCACCTGCACCTTTGGCCGCCATCTTGCCCGCGGCCGCGGCACCTTTCATTGCTAACTTGCCTGCCGCACCTGCGACTGCACCTAACATTGCTGGGATTGCCTCGTTAATTTGTTCTTCTGTGTAATGAGGATACTTCTCTGCAATAATTTCTCTTGCACGTTGTTCAGTAATTGTAAACTCGTTATATCTCATTATCTTGACCTTTTTCTACTTCTTGTTTTAGGTCGAATATTTTTTAAGTTACGTCTACCTGACTTATTAATTCTGGTAATACGTTGTGAAATACCGCCTGCTCTTTTTCTACGTGCTGATGCAATCTTCATTGCACTGCCACGTCTTGCCTTTGCTCTCTTTATGTTAATCGAACTTTGTACTCTTTTAGGTTTGTTACATGTTTCTGGCTTTGCAACAATACGTCCTTTACGTGTGCCACTTGTGCATCTGTATTTACGTACAATCTTGCCACCACGTCGTCCTGCAATCTGTAACGCACCCTCAGTAATTATCTCATTAACAATCATTTCGGTCTCTTCTTAATGTTTACACGTTTGCTTGGGTATTTAAACCCTGCTCCAGACCTGTTCATAGTTCTTACTCTGATACTTGCTGGATTAGTACGTTTAGTTCTTCTTGCCTTACGTGCCATTCTTGCTCCAAGTCTGGCTCGTGTTTTCTTCATGCGTATCTTTGCTTTGATATTAGGTGCCGCAAAGCATTGTCCTATCTTAGATACAATACGACCTTTGCGGTGCCCTGTAGTACAACGATACTTGCGGACTACTTTCTTTCCAGAACGTGCCCATATCTGTTTTTCTACAAGAGATGTGATAATATCTTCTACTAACATAACACTTGTATTTAGTGTCTAAAGGATTAGTTGAAGTTAATAAGGATGACTACGATAGTGGATAGTAGGCCAGCAACAATAGTGCCTGATGCGCCAACAATTACTTTAACCATTGACTTGTTGCCGTTTGTGATATCAACATGGATGGCTGAAACTTTTTCCTCGATGGATTTCATACGTCCTTCGAGTGAGTTGTATCTTTGTTCACACAAGTCTACGTGTGCTTCTAAGTTTTCTTTTTCTAAGTTAGTGGCTCTTGCCATCTGTTCTCTCCATTGCGTGTTTAATCGTGCAAGGGGCCTATTGTGTACCTATTCGAGATGTAATGTTTGCCTATACAATATTTATACTTCTTTTACTCTGCATTCTCTGGTAAGATAAAGATTATATTACACTTCTTCTTACTCTTTGTTCTAAATGCTTTGTTATCAGTATTTATCGTTTCTGTAAGGTTAGCAATGACAGGGACCAAATCAAAATCTTCTTTGAGTGTTTTTAGATCTGCTCCGGCAACTGCTGTTTCAACTTCAAACTCAAAGTCCCACACCTTGTGTGTTCCTTTAAAATCAGTACCAAATACCCCAGTCACGTCTTGTTCAGAACATAGTGGACTTACATCGTAGTACGGATTGAAACGCATACTCAAACAGTTAAAGAAACTTGCAAAATTGGCTTGTTGGAAAATCAACTGCTTGTCTACTTCGTTGTGCTTATGCTTTCTTGTTTCAGTAATATCTATTAATGTTCTGATTGTGACTTTCATAGTATTACTTATAGTCATGAAAAAAGGGCCCAGTAAAAACTGAGCCCTTTTAAAACTTCGTATTAGTTAAAAACTAATTACGCAGGGTTTTGGTCAAAGTCTGCAAGTAAAGACGATGTTACACCAGTTGAACCTGTTCCAAAGTTTGCCGCCGCAGTAAATGCGCCTGTACCTTGTAGTACAACTTGTACATCATCAGTAGTTCCACTTGTGAAAACACCTGATTCAGTTAAACATGAAACACCAGCGATTGTGTGTGCATCGTTAGTTCCAGCAACATCACCTGCCGCTAAGTAATCTAAAGCCGCATGTAATTCTGCTTCAGTCATGTTTGATTTTGCAAGATTGATAATTCTTGTTCTTCCGCCTAAACCGTTGCCTGATGCTACGATTCCGCCGTTTCCTTGTGCTATTCCAGCCATTTTATTTCTCCTATGTTTAAAATAGAGATTCTATTCTCTCTTAAATGACATCTTCATTACTCTATGAAGTTGTTACATGTATTTAGTCTTTTTTGGAAGTTTGGCTCTGTAATGCACGTCTTTCGAGTGCTTTTAGCATGGAAATAAAGGCAGGACCTGCTTTTACTATGTTATCTATAGATTTAATGGCAGGCATATATGCTTTTACCATCTGTGGTGGAATAGGCTTGCCGTCTTTAGCAAGTTCAATAAACTTCTTGGCAAGCATTAAATTCTTAGTACCAAGTAAGTATCTGTAGAAGCCTAAGTCTTTAGCAGTTACACTTATGTCTGCTATTGAAACAGTTGGCTCTGGGTCTCTAACCTTAGCAGTTTCAAGATCTCTTACTGCCGCTAATGCTTCTAAGTGTTCAATGATGTCACTGCTTCTTAGTTTAGCTCTAACAGCATACAACAAACGTGTAACAGTTTTCTTTTTGTCTGCTGTTGCTAATCTGTCTAAGTTAAAAATATTTCTACGTACTGCTTTGTAGTCTGTGTTGGCAATGTGTAATGCACTTTCAATATCTAAAAATACTTTCTGATCATTGATTGTACTTGTTCTACCTGATGACAATGCAATAAGATATCTATTGAATGCCATAGCAGGTAAAGTAGTTCGTGTACGCATTTTCAATGCCGCTTTAGGATCTTTTAGTTTTTCTAAAGCCGTTGTGTCACCTTGTACAAAGTATGCAAAGTTATATAAATCTGTTGCATACATTCTAAAGTGTTTGTAACTATCTCTGTCTGTGGTCTTCTTAGCATAACCGTGAGCAACAGGAGCAAACTGTGGATACCTTCTAAGCAACTCAAGGGTGAGCATAGTAAGGTATAGCCGCTCACAACAATCTGTGTATGTTAGTACACGTTGATTGCCGCTGTCGCGAGTCATTCTCGCTTCGTGCAGTTCTGTTAAGAAATCCATCATTAACTGTAGTTACTCTTCTCTGGTGCGTCTAAGTCGCCTTTAACGTACTTGTTCAAGAACGCTTTAATCATATCATCGTTGTCACCTGCTGATAACATCATTTTAAGTGTTTCAGACTGTTGAATGTCTTGTGTAAACTGACGCTTAATGTCTGGCTTAACTTTGTCTGTTGTTAGTAACATTTTAATTGTAGCCGCTTGTGACGGATTACATTTGTGTTCTTTACCATCGTCACTAACACAAGTTGTTACTGGCTTTGGATTGCCTCTACTGTCAAGTACTTTGCCTACTTGTACAATCATTGGCTGTTGTTTAAATCCAGGTGCTAAATCTGCTTCATCATCATCTGCTTTATCAGGCTCACCACCAAGACCTAAGTCTCTCATATCGTCGTCGATTTCGTGCATTTTCACGTCATCTAACATTTCTTTAAGTTTCATAGTCTTTGCTCCTATCGTTGTATAGATCTATTTGCCGCTGTAAATCCACCCTTGCCGCGGTTAACAAGTTTCATATCACCATCTGGGTCTGCTAAGACATAACCTTCACCACCCGGTTGCCCGTTAATGGTTGCTTTTACATCTGCATCTTGATTGTTCAGTTGATCGATAATATTATTCTTTACACTCATAATGCCGTTTACGGTATCCCATATAGCACTGAATGTTTTTACGTTTTGATTAACATACTCTTGGATCTTTCTTTGCTTGTTAGCACTGACCTTAGAGTCGCCTAACCATTTAAGAAAGTCTCTTCCTAACTTGTCTAATCCACTGTCCACTTTTTGATTTATGTAAGTGTACAATATATTGGAAAAGTCAGAGACCTGCATCTGTTTAAGTTTTGCCTTGTCAAGGAAACTGTCAATTGCACTACTGTTAGATGATATCAAAGCCTCTAACTTCCCAATGTTACTTTCGTCAACACTTGGTGTTTCCGAAACTGTTACTGGAGGAATAACAAGTAACTCATTACCCTCCATAATGTCAAAGTCCTTAAATGGTTGTTCGTTACCATCCTTGTCAATGACTCTGTGAACTACTACCCCCATCTTACTCATGTTAATTTTCTTACCTAAATCACTATCTGTCTTAACTGTGTACTGTACAATGTTAGGCTTGAAGTGATACATATCTTGTTCTTGTTGTGGCTCATGGAAATAAAGCATGTCACCTTTGAAGTAACCTCTAAAGCCTTTAGGCGTAGCCTTTTCCATAATGCCAAAAGCATTTTTCATGTTAGCACCTAAGGCCTTAAATCCTTTTGGATCCCTTTGTGCTCCGGGACGCTTAAGAAACATCTTCTCAAGGTCATCTCCGTTCTTTGCTCGTCCATCATATCCTTTTGCGACAAAGCCACCTTTGTCTGTGAGCATGAACTCTCCGTTCTCATCGCGGCCGAATATGACTGCTGGAGATCCGTCCCATTTAATCTGTACATCATCTTTGCTACTTGCCATGCTTTTGATCTTTGCTAATGCTCTCTTTGCACCAGCACTGCCATTAAAGATAACTTCATCTTCAATGTGTTGAATACGTGCATCTAAACCTTCGTTAACTGTTCTTGAACTACCTGTTGCGGCATTGAATCCTTTGATGCCACTATCTCTATCTAATGACTTACCTTTTTGCTTTGACGTTGTAACTGGATGCCACTTTGAAGACCTCTCGTCCCATTGGTATAACAAATTAGATTTAGTATCAACAAAACTTGCGTTGTTGCCTACTAAGTCTTTAGCGTGTTTGATTGGCTCATCTATATATTTCTTTTTCTTTTCTGCTTCTGGTTGATCTTTTTTAGGTTCTTCTTTTGCTTTAGGATCTGCTTTTGCTTTTGCACCTTTGTCATCATCTGCATCTACATCAACAGGTTCTGCTATTGGAGTGCCGGCTGTCTTTGCAAGGTCTACTGCTTGTTTACCTGTGCCTGCTATTCCTTTGAGAGCACCTAAGACTGATCCGTCTCCGCCTGCTTGTGCTTGTTGTTGCTTGACTGCATCGTATCCTGCTTTGAAGTTACCAACTGTTTTATCTTTAACATCTTTAGCCGCTTTGGCAATACCCATAGTGGAAGGATCCATCTTCTTGGTCTGCTTAACGTTTGTACCTGAGATAGGTGCATCAGGCTCTTTAGTGTCTGCTTTTGCTTTAGGTGCTTCTGTTTTAAAATCTCTAAACTTCATTTAGTTTGTCCAATGTATCTCTAAACCATTCACGTCCTTCTAACGCAACTGATTCTGGTAGTTTTAATCCGTCCTTCTCAAAATACTTTGCGGCGTCTGCCGTCATTGCATCATAGTTAGGATCGCTTTTAATTTTAGCAACGATAGTGTCAACACTATCTAAGTCTGACCCTTTAGCACTGTCACCTAAAAGATACTGTGCAATCTCGTCTGGGTCTTTTGAAACTGTTTTATTATTAATTCTATCAACAAGTCCTGTTTGACTGTTAAACTTGTAACCATGAAACTTTGCAACACTGGAAATTAAGATTGCTCTATGTACACCTTTATACTTTGTGTCGTCGCCATAACCTTTTAGTGCGAACTTCATAAACTCTGGCTCGCCAAACATTAAATCTAATTGTACAAAGCCATTTGATTCTTTACCATTGATAGGTGCTTTGAAGTGTACATTAATACCTGACTTGGCTACCCACTGTCTTGGTGCATCATCTGGATGGTTCTTTGTTACCCATGCCATTAGTTTCTTTTCAACTGTTGCTTTGTCGTATTCGTCTTTGTCAACGGCAACATCTAAGTCACCACTTGAACTTTTAATTCCTGTTGACCCTAACTTCATGTTGACATGGTCCATGCCAGTAATCTTTTCAATCCACTGTAACGTTGGGTCTACGTCTGCTTGTTGAATACGTTGTGTAGTTGCATCGCCGTTTTCATCTTTGAATACGTTGCCACCTTCATTAAGAATCATTTTTTCTACTTTCCTGTACTTTTGAAATACCACGTCTAAATTTCTTAGTATCTCCCGTTCTAATTGAGTTTAGGAATCTACGTTCTATGTCCTGTGCTTCTTCTGCCGAATAGTTCTCGTTTATACGAGCGAGTAGGTTAACAGCACTTTCAATGATGTTAGTACCTGTAGTAGCGATTAACGAATCATTATCACGATCTCTATGGAGATTGTTTAATTCTTCTAAGATTGATCTTGTGCGTTTTTTCATTTGTTCAGTTTCCTTATAACTATTTATGGCAATTACAAATAAATATTACTGCAAAAAGGTTTATAATAACGAGGGAGTATAAAAATGGGAACTTTTAATAACAAAATCATGGCAGAGTTCAACCCACCACGTAAATGGGTACTGGGTCGTGATTTGTCATATGATTGTCCAGAGTTAACAGAAACAGAACTTAAAGCACTAAAAGGCGTGGGTGTTAAACTCAAAGGTTCAAAAATAACTGTTCCTACTGGATTTGTTACTGATTTAGCATCAGTACCAAGAGGAATGTGGTGGTTGATAGCACCGTTTGATGTAGCCAGAGCGGCCATCATACACGATTTACTATATAAAACAATTAGACAATACAGACACAAGATGCAAGACAAACAAGACGATGCACTTGTAAAGGCGGCTAAGAAAGCCTCTGATATGGTTTTTTGGTATGGCATGGTAGATGCTGAGCCTTCAGTACCTAAGTGGAAAATGTATTCTGCTTGGAAGGCTGTTGATTTATTCGGCAATGGATCTATTGTCCCTAAAGAAGATAATATATAAAAGTTAAACAATAGGGTGCCTTAGTTGCACCCTATTATTGTGAGTTACATTCCTATTTGGTTAGGAACAATAACATAGTGTATCATCAACACTACTCCTACTGAAGCACCTAACCCTATCATCATTTTAATAAAGTCTTTAGTTACTAAAGGGAATACTGTCTTGAACTTTTCCTTGCCTGTCATAGTTGCCATAGCAAGTTCACGTCCACATAATAGTCCTACGAACACCCATGTTGTTGACATAGGTATATCGTTAAGTTCTTTGAAGAACCACAAACACAACCAATACACTGCATCAATAATTGTAGCACTACGAACATATTTTGTATTGTGCTTTTCAATTACAATGTTTTGTATCTTGCCTCCGCCTTCACGGAACATGTATCCTAATCCAAATACAAATATAAGACTTACTAATACCATAA